AGAAGTACCTGGCAAAGGTAAGGAAATCAAAAAAGATACATTCGTTGCATTTGCGTGGGTTGGAGACCTACGAGGTTTAAATTTTTATCAGTCATCAAAGGCTTTACAGAAAGAAGCTATGTCCAAATATGGGATTATGATTGATAAACTCGAGACGGGTGACAACGAACGAATGGAGGAAGGTTTAAAGTATATGGTTAAATCCTTAAAGGGTTACCGTTCTTTAATTCAGTTCTTCCGTGATGGTGGAGTTGACCCTTGGGGCGAAAGGACAAAAGACCTAATTATGATTTTACCCCCAACCGAACAATATCTTATATCAAGGGAAAAACGATTATTTAAAGGATATGATGAATACAATGACATCACGAGGTTTGTATTCGACTTAGAGACGACCGCACTCGAACCAAAATACGGTCGTATCTTCATGATAGGTATCAAAACAAACAAAGGATACCAAAAAGTAATTGAGTGTTCTAATGAGGACGAGGAGAGACGAGGACTCGTAGAATTCTTCAATATCATAGATGAGTTAAAACCTAGTATTTTGGGAGGTTACAATTCCGCGAACTTCGACTGGTATTGGATATTTGAGAGATGTAAGGCTCTTAATCTTGATATTAAACGAATTTGTAAAACACTTAACCCAAAACACACAATTAAGGAAAGTGAGAACTTACTTAAACTTGCCAACGAAGTTGAAAGATATAATCAGGTTGGTATGTGGGGTTATAATGTAATCGATATAATTCATTCGGTTCGTAGAGCTCAAGCAATCAATTCAAGTATTAAGTCGGCAGGTTTGAAGTATATTACCCAATATATTGATGCGGAATCCGAAGACCGAGTGTATATTGACCACACAGAAATTGGCCCGATGTATGCCAAAAAGGAAGAATATTGGTTAAACATTAAAAACGGAAAATACAAGAAAGCCAATAATCCTGAATTTAATGATTTAGATACAAGGTTTCCTGGTACATATATTAAGACAACAGGTGACGATATTGTTGAGAGATATCTCGATGATGACTTGGAGGAAACCTTACTTGTTGACGAAGAATTTAATCAGGGTACATTCCTTCTTGCCTCACTTGTACCAACAACATATGAGAGGGTATCTACTATGGGTACCGCAACACTTTGGAAGATGTTGATGCTCGCTTGGAGTTATAAACACAAACTTGCAATTCCAAAGAAACAATCAAAGACAGATTTTGTTGGAGGATTGTCACGATTATTGAAGGTTGGTTATTCTACAAAAGTATTGAAGCTTGACTACTCGTCTCTTTATCCCTCAATCCAACTTGTTCACGATGTGTTTCCTGATTGTGATATTACAGGGGCGATGAAGGGTATGTTATCTTACTTCCGTAATTCTCGTATTATGTACAAGAACTTAGCTGCGGAGTGGTATGATAAAGATAAAAAGACATCATTAAAGTATGACCGTAAACAATTACCGATTAAGATTTTTATCAACTCAATGTTCGGTGCTCTATCCGCTCCACAAGTATTTGCGTGGGGTGATATGTACATGGGAGAACAAATTACTTGTACAGGTAGACAATACCTTCGTATGATGATTAAGTTCTTTATGAAGAAAGGTTATACCCCACTTGTAATGGATACGGATGGTGTAAACTTTTCAAAACCTGATGGAGTAGAGGATAGAGTGTATATTGGTAAAGGTTTAAACTGGAAAGTTAAGGAAGGTAAAGAATATCGTGGAGACGATGCGGATGTTGCCGAATTTAACGACACATTTATGAGAGGTGAGATGGCATTAGATACTGACGGAACTTGGCCATCGTGTATTAATCTTGCTCGTAAGAACTATGCGGTTATGGATGCGAAGGGTAAGATTAAACTTACAGGTAATACAATTAAGTCAAAGAAACTTCCCCTTTATATTGAGGACTTTTTAGATAAGGGTGTTAAACAATTACTCGAAGGTAAGGGTCAAGAATTTATCGAGTGGTATTATGAGTATGTTCAGAAAATCTATAACAAACAAATCCCACTTATGAAGATTGCCCAAAGAGCGAAGGTTAAATTATCAATTGATGATTATAGAAAACGCTCAAAAGAAAAAACAAAAGCGGGTAATGAAATGTCAAGGATGGCCCATATGGAACTTGCAATTCGTGATAATGTGGCGGTTAATCTTGGTGATGTGATTTACTATGTTAACAACGGTATTAAGGCTTCACACGGAGATGTTCAGAAAGTTAATAAACCTAAAAAGGGTTGGTCAGAGGAAACAAAAGAACAACATCTAAAAGAATTTGGTAAACCATTAAATGACAGTATTAATTCAATCATACAATTAAACTGTTATAGGATTGAACCATCAGATTTGGAAAACAATCCTGAAATGACAGGTGATTATAATGTACCAAGAGCGATTGCAACATTTAACAAACGAATTGAACCACTACTTGTGGTATTCAAACAGGAAGTTCGCGATGGTTTGATTGTTGATAATCCTGAGGAAAGAATGTTCTTTACGAAAGACCAATCAGAACTAATTAATGGTTTACCGTTTGAAAAAGGTGACCAAGATACTTTGGAAGAAGTTTTGACAATATCAGAACCTGAAATGAGATATTGGGAAAAAAGAGGATTACACCCTGATTATATGTATGAATTGGCAGATAAAGGGTGGGAAGAAAAATTAATTCAGTTTGAGTCCGTCTGAAGATATAATGTACCAAATATTATTTAATTTCAATAGATGAACACATGACCCTTTTTCTAATAAAATTTCATCATATTCTTCATCTATTTTATTTTCGGTACATGAAACAATCACAGGAGATAATGACTTAATTGTTATTTCATTAGTTTTTTTATTATCTAAAACAACCTTATCAACGGTATTTTTTACTAATATAAATTCTTCGTCACTTGTCCAATAAACTGGTTCATCCACAATCTTTTTAATTGTGTATACTTTTTGTCCCACTTGCTTTCGTAAAAATTTATTGTCCATATTAAATAACGTATATTTGTCTCGGCATTGCTGTAAATTTCTTCTGTTTGTTAAGATTTTCAGCAATCAATGCCTCTCTTTCCATTACTTTTTCAGGTTTCAATCTTGTCAAACGACCTTCAGCTCCGATTAATTCTTCAATTAATTTTGATTTTTCATCTTTAGCCTCAGTGGCCAATGAAGCGTAGTCCATTGTTAATTCAGAATCAGGAGTTTTAATGTTACCACTAAACTTACCTCTTACTCTTGATAAAGTTTCTTTTGCATATGCGAAAAACCACCTACGAACCCATATTTGAGATGGATTATTTAGGTCAATCCAATTTATTTTTTCAAAAGGTACGTCAGATGGTAACTTAATTATATCAGGATTGTTCTTTAGACATTTATCTCTATCGGCACCCTCCACGTCATAATACCAATACCATACTTTTCCTCTCATTAGGGTGGCGTTACCGAAATCAAATTTACCTCCAGGTGTATTCATAAGATGTAACGCCTTTTTACCTTCAGGTAATGCGGTTACTCTATATGTTAAATCTCCAGCAATGATTCTTCTTTGAATGTTAATTTCTTGCATTCTTAATAACATGTCGAATGCTGGCATCATAAAGTATGACCCTGAATAACCCATCTGAGAATAACCCGCGGGTCCACCTAATCCAACACCACCTAAGGCTCCAAATGACCAAGGGTCAAATAGTAAATTATTTAACTCGGCCGGAGTAAACCATAAAAGTTCATTAAGTTCTCTATTAGCGGGAATTTCATAAATTTGTTGATTTGGTTGTAGTTGGACATAATCCTTCTTTAACACAGAATCACCACCTGTCTGTAAACCAACTATCTTAGAATAGGCATAGGTATATCTTTCTTCATAGTCTAAACTTTTTGTAATAAAAGCCTTTGACAAAGACTGAGTATCTAAATTAAGTCCATATAACGAGGACCATTGCGACTCTATTAACCAATCTTGTACATATTGTGAATAATCATCAATAGATAATTCTAACAAAGAGTCTAATTGTTCGTCCTCAAGTTCCACACTTCTAAGTGGAGCACCTAACAAGTGTCTTAATCTCTTATAGAGCTCACTTCTATATGGTTCTTCAATTACGGCCATCGATTTGTTTTTATATAAATATTTAATTAAATAGAATTATCTTAATCGTACTTTATAGGACCTTTAATACTTTCCAAAATTTGGTTTTTTGTTGTTCTAACAGACTCATTAGTTTCTTTTTTTGTCTTTAATTTATAAAGTTCATTAACAAAATCCCAATTAACAACATTCCAAAAATTTTTAATGTATTCGTCTCTTTTACTTTGGTATTTTAAATAGTAAGCATGTTCCCATAGGTCTAATCCTAATAGAGGATACCCTCCATCAATAACATTCATGAGTGGATTATCTTGATTGGCGGTAGACATAATCTTTAATTTATTATTTTTGGTTAAAACTAACCAAACCCATCCAGAACCAAATCTATCTTTAGCAGTTTCCTCAAATTCTTGTTTGAACTCATTAACACTACCAAAATGTTTTTTAATTTTTTCTATAACTTCACCTTCGGCCTTTTGTTTTTTTGGTGACAACATTTTCCAAAAAATTGCATGATTAAAAGCCCCACCGGCGTTGTTTCTAATTTTGTTATTATATCTACTTATTGATTTTACAATTTCCTCGAGTTCAACATCACCATAATCTTTTTTTGACAAAGCGTCGTTTAATTTTTTGACATATGTTTTGTAGTGATTGTTATAATGAACATTCATTGTTTTAGAATCAATGAAATTTTTTAAAGAAGAATATGAATATGGTAATTTATCGATACCAATTCGTTTCATTTCAGTTATAAGAAAGTTTTGATTATCTTTCTTTTCTTGTAAAATAATTTCTTCCTTAAGTAATTCGGCTTTAGACTCTAAGTTTTTCATTAAGATATTTTATAGATATAAATATCTCATTTTATACTTATAAACGAGAGTTTATTCTATTCATCAATTCTTCTATAAAATCAGCCTTATCCAAATTATCCCCCATAACAGTATCGATTATATTTTTCTTTTTGGATAACATGTCATAAATAACTCCTTCAATCGTGTTGTCAAAAATTGGGTAATAAACGGATACTGAATTTTTTTGTCCATAACGGTATGCTCTATCCTCAGCTTGTTGGTGATGAGCGGGAACGAAAGATAGGTCGTTGAATATAACCGCCTCGGCAGCGGTCAAGGTTAAACCAACTCCGGCCGCCAACAAATTACCCACGAATACTTTAATCTTATCGTTCTCTTGAAATTGGTCAACGGCATGTTGTCTCATTGGTTTACTTGTTGACCCATCTAAACGAACCGCCTGCTTACCAAAATGGTCAGCAATTTTATTTAATGTGTCAGTAAAGTTGGTAAAGACTATAACTTTTTTATCTTGGTCAATAATATTTTGAATTAATTCTATGGTATCTGAGACTTTTTCATCTGCGATTGTTTGTCTTACTTTCATTAACTTGTTAAATTGAACAGTTAATGATGATGATTCGTCTTTTCTATTTTCATACCAATTGTAATAATCGCCCATCAACTCCTCATAAACTTTTGACTTTAATCTAAGATATACAGGAGAAATAATTTTATCTGGTAAATCTAAAACTTCCGTTTTTAATCTCCTTAGAACCTGTCGAGAAGTCCTATCTCTTAATTCCTCCAAATTTGAAGCCCCTGTAACATTCCAAACTTTTCTATTTCCGGCCTTAAATTGGTATCCTTGACAATATCTTATGGCGTAGGCCATCCAATTTTGAGCAACAGGACTATCAATTAAACTTAATAGGTTAAAATAATTCATCGGACGAGATGTCATTGGAGTTCCCGTTAACAACCACAGTCTTTTTACATTTTTGGCAAAACTATTAATCAATTTGGTTCTTTGAGCTTGAACATTTTGAACATAGTGAGCCTCATCTATTATAATTAAATCAAAATTTCCTTGGGTTATTGGTGAATTTTGTTTGTCCTTTAAATCATAAAAATTCTTTATAATATCATAGTTAACAATCACAAAATCATGTTCTAATGAGAAGTTTTTTCCCTCCGCAATATAAACACTCCTATCAGTGTAGTTTTGAATCTCTCTCATCCAATTAATTTTGAGAGATGCGGGACATATTATTAATACTTTTTGAATACCCGTCTCTAACGCGGCAATAATTGTTGCGGTAGTTTTACCCAATCCCATGTCGTCAGCCAAAATAAACCTTGTACTACCAACCAATTTTTCAATAGCAATTTTCTGATGTTCTAAAGCGGGTCTATGTTTATACTTTTCATAGTCAACTGTAACATCTTTAATAACGTGCGTTTTAATTATGGCACCTTTGGGTAACCAAAAATCGTAAAGAGTTTCCCCCGAAAAAACTTTACCCCATACATGATATGATTTTTCTTTTTCAACTAATAGTTTCTCAATCCACAATTCAGTAGGTATTTCAGAATAAAGTTTTTCATCGGCAATTTTCTTAGCAAAATATGGGTCCAAATCAACCCATTTTTTAGCCACTTTCGGAACAACGTCATGATAAGTTGTAATATATTCAGATTGGGCTCTTGTAGGGTAAAACTTTTTGTTTGACTCTTTTTGATTTTTTAATCTTAAAATATAATTGTTAGCACCCGAATATGACTCTAAAATATTCAGAGCTCTATTTTCAATCATATTTTCTATTTGTCCTGTTTCCAAAACAATCTTTAATGTTATAAAAATAGTAAAAATTAGATATTTATCAATATGGGACAACCAAGAGTACCAATTTCAAGAATAGGTAAATTTTTCGGAGCGGAAGATTATGACCTTGACATATCAATGGGTGAGGAATGGTTACATGGTGACATGAATTTCACATTGGTTTTGTATAGTGTTGATAGATATAAAACTAAAACTGATGATGTATATGGGGAGACTCTAACAGATGGTATAAAGTTCCACCCACCTGTGGAATTCAAAGCCTTTGTACAAGTTATGGCACCTGAAAACAAAAATTTGGGTACTTCTAAAATAGAACAAACAGAACCTGGTAACATACGGATTTCTGTTTATCAAAAACATTTAGAGGAACTTGGAATTGATATAAACTTTGGTGATTACATTGGATATTATGAAACTGAATCACGAGTTAGGTACTATTCAGTAGTAAATGATGGTCGTGTAATTTCAGATAACAAACACACTTATGCGGGGTATTTACCTTTTTATAGAACAATAATGGCATCTTATGTAACAGATAATGAATTTAGAGGATTATGAAAATAAAAATAACAGAAGAACAATTACAAAAATTAACCGAAATGGTTGACTCAGAAAAAGTTATTTGTGACGAATGTGGATGGTCATGGAAATTATCTGATGGTGGTGATGACCCATTTATTTGTCATAAGTGTGGTAAAAATAATTAAGAATAATGGCTTTACCTAAAAAAATAAAAAAACATATTCCATTAACTCATCCTAAAACTTTATTAAGTAGGAGGTATGAACTTGCTGAAAAAATACAACAAGATGGGACATTTTTACCAAAATCACTGTTACATGCAGATTTAGACAAAGGATTTTTAGATTTTGTTAAAGATGAATTAAAAACAATTGTTGATGGTAAAGTAGTCCCAATGGTTGACATTCTAATAACCACTCAAAATTGGGCTCAGTTTACCGAAACTTGGAATTTTCAAAACTTAGATAAAAATGCGGAACCTCCATTTATAACTGTCGTAAGAGTTCCCGAGGTAAAATTCGGAACAAACCCTGCGACAATGTATAATATTCCAAATAGGAAACAATATTTTTATGCTCAAGTTCCTACTTGGGATGGAAATAGACAAGGATTTGATGTTTACAAAATACCACAACCTGTTCCTGTTGATATAACTTATTCTGTAAAAATTATTTGTAATAGAATGAGAGAATTGAACTCATTTAATAAAAACATAATAGAAAAATTTGCCTCCCGACAGGCTTATCAGGTTATTAAGGGTCATTATATTCCAATTGTGATGGGTGATATATCTGATGAATCGGTTATGGAACTTGAGAAAAGAAAGTTTTATATACAAAGTTACTCATTTACATTATTAGGTTTTTTGATTGACGAGAACGAATTTGAAGTTTCTCCGGCAATTTCAAGAGTTTTACAATTAACAGAAACAGAAAGAAAGGATGTTAGAAGACAAAAGAAAAGAAATTCAAATTCTTCTAGTACCACTATGAACATAGATTTTCCTGTGGATGTTGACATTTATACCAAAAAATTTGATTATTCAGTTAATGTCAATATTAGTAATCCTGTAAATATATCGTCATATTCGGTTTATATTAATGACAATTATTTTGGTGATGACGTTTTACAAATACAGATTAATAATGAGGATGTTTTAAAAATATCGGTAGTTAAATCAGATTACTATAGTCAAACATCTATGGTATTCAACAATCTTTTGGTTTAATCCTCACCGTAAATATCTTTTTTTTCTTTACAGGTTTCAATTATAAGTTTCTCTAAGAACCTATAAATCTTAACTCCTTTCTTATCACAATAATCTTTTAATAGTTTGTGAACATCTTTTGAAATCTTTAAATTCTTTATTTCTCGACCGTTCTGCAACATAAGATAAAAAAGGCAGAAAATAGTCTGCCCAATTTATAAATACTTATCATAAAGTCAAGAATTTTGGTTTTTTCTCAAATATTTATCTATAAAAATAAATTAACTAACAAAAAAATTAATAATGGCTTCTAACAGTAAAGTATTCGTATCTCCCGGGGTTTATACCTCTGAGGTCGATTTGAGTTTTGTATCACAAAGTGTTGGTGTTACAACTCTAGGTATTGTTGGTGAAACTTTAAAGGGTCCGGCTTTTGAGCCAATCTTTATTACCAACTTTGATGAATTCACCACTTATTTTGGTGGAACTACACCAGAAAAGTTTATAAACACACAAATCCCAAAATATGAGGCGGCTTATATAGCTAAGGCTTATTTACAACAATCTAATCAATTGTTTGTTACAAGAATTTTAGGTCTATCAGGATATGATGCAGGACCATCTTGGTCTATAAGAGTGAAGGCAAACGTTGACACAACTACTATTGGATTTAATTGTATTAGTTTTGCCGGCCCTGACATATCAACAGGATGTGCTGTAGAATGTACTCAATACGAAGAAATACCCTTTCAGATAGATTTTTCAGGATGTAATACAGGTATTGATTCTATTGTTTATTTAGATGAAACTCAAATACCGGGTATAATTCTAAATAAATTGAACTTACCTTATGAACAATTTGATGGAGGAGTTTCTTCATTAAACGAAAATATTAAAACCCAAATAAACAACTCAATTGGTGACAATTCATTACAGTCAACACAGATAAATTACTTTGGGGTGGTGCCAACTAATATTTATGACCAATTTATTAGTTACGGATATACTGCAGATACTAATGTTTTTGAAATTGATAATATTAGTTACAATGATGCTAATTTATCAGACCCAAATAATGACCCTTGGTATTATGCAATGTTTGATAATGTGGGTAGCGGAGACTATACTGGTTCTTCTTTTTACACTTATTTAACTATAACTCCTACCACCACATCTACTAATTGTGCCACTTTCTACAATTATAGTGTTTTGGGTGTGGAAGGTAGTATTAATTATAATACAAATACTATTGATGTTATTTTACCGTATGATTCATTCTCAGGAACCGATTTAACTTCGATTGTTAGTGACTTTAGCGCTTGTTGTAGTGGAGTTACAGTAAATACCGTGCTTCAAGAAAGTGGGGTAACGACAAATGATTTTAGTTTTGGTAGTTTAACATATGAATTAGTTTCTAATGATTCATCAGTTACCACTTATTGGACAGTATCTGTAACTATACAAAATCCTTGTAATCCTATAGTATCAGGTAATACAGGTTCAAATAGTGTAGGAGAAATTTTAGAATGTTACAGTGGTAGTGTTTATGGGACAATCTATGTATATTCAGGAACTGCATATACTAACTATGACGATTTAATTATTGCAACACTCCGTTCAAGAGGTTTGGCAACATACTCATCTGATAACGGAGCGGTATATGAAGTACCTGATTTGTCCGGTGTTACTTTGAATTGTACGGGTTCTTACTCTGGAGTTACTAAAAACCCATACCTAACATTTGGAGTTAATGTAACAAGTAAAGATGGTGATGTGTATTTCTTTGAAACTTCACTTACTAATTCAGATACCGAATATATAACTAAAGTTTTTGGAACAACTAACTTCTCAAAACCTAGAACAGTTGTACCACTTTTTGTTGAGGAAAAATATCAACTACTTTTGAACTATGGTTATAGAAAAGGATATATAAGAGGTCTTGATTGTGAATTGATAGCGTTACCGGATGCGAGACAAGGATTTGACCCTACCTCAATTGGGTGGTATTTAGAACAATATCAATCTCCAACATCTCCTTGGGTTGTTTCTGAATTAAGAGGTAATAAAGTTTATAACTTATTTAAGTTTACAACTATTGCTGACGGTAACGATGCAAATACCGAAGTTAAAATTTCTATAGCAAATATTTCATTTGGTAATGGAACATTTGATGTTTTAGTTAGAGATTTTTATGATTCAGACGCCAACCCTGTTGTGATTGAGAAATTCACTAACTGTACTATGAATCCAAATGAAAACAGTTTCATAGCTAAAAAAATTGGTACTAAAGACGGTGAATATCAATTAAACTCAAAATATGTTATGATTGAGATAAACGAGGACGCTCCAGTTGATGCGTTACCTTGTGGATTCTTAGGATACAATATGAGAGAGTATGCGGGCGCTAGACCTCCGTTCCCAATTTATAAAACAAAATATGACTTCCCTGGAGAAGTAGTTTATGACCCACCATTTGGTTTGGCCACAGGTGGTAATGATGCGATTACATCTCCTGGTGACAATGTTCGTAGAACTTATTTAGGTGTATCAGATACTATAGGTATCGATGTTGATTTTTACCAATATAAAGGTAAACAAACACCATTAAATATTTGTACTGATACTACAGGTGATGATTGGGCGTATAGAACAAGAGGTTTCCACATGGATATAAACGCAAGTGCGATAACTATTGGTAATGGGTTTACAACCTCAGGTGACCCAGCATTCTATGTTGGGTCTGCATCATTCACTAGTGACCCTGATAATGAAACAAATCCATACTACAGAATATACGCTCGTAAATTCTCATTGTTGTGTCAGGGTGGTTTTGATGGATGGGATATATACAGAGAATACAGAACTAATTCTGACAGATTTGTGTTAGGAAAAAGTGGATATTTAAGAGGAGCTTGTGCTGACACAAGATATCCAAACGCAACAGGATGGGGGGCTTTCAAACAAATATCTGTAGGTGATAACACTATGGACTATGGTAATAGTGACTATTACGCTTATTTGTTAGGACAAAGAACATTTTCAAATCCTGAAGCGGTAAACATAAATGTGTTTGTTACACCTGGTATCGACTATGTTAATAATTCAAACTTAGTTGAGGCTGCGGTAGAGATGGTTGAGTTCGATAGAGCCGATTCATTGTATATAACAACTACTCCTGACTATAACATGTTCTCATCAACTGCCGGTGAACCAACTGAATTAATTTACCCACAAGAGGCGGTTGATAACTTGGAGACGGCAGGATTAGATTCTAACTACACTTGTACTTATTACCCATGGGTATTAACAAGAGATACTGTTAACAACACTCAAATTTACATTCCTGCGACTGCTGAAGTTACTAAAAACTTAGCATTAACGGATAACATTGCGTTCCCTTGGTTCGCGGCAGCTGGTTACACTCGTGGTATAGTAAACGCGATTAAGGCTCGTAAGAAGCTAACTCAAGAAGACAGAGACACTCTTTATCAAGGTAGAATTAACCCAATTGCAACCTTCTCTGATGTGGGAACTGTAATTTGGGGTAATAAAACTCTACAAATTAGACAGTCGGCTCTTGACAGAATTAATGTTAGAAGATTGTTATTACAAGCTCGTAAGTTGATTTCAGCAGTTTCTGTTAGATTGTTGTTTGAGCAAAATGACCAAAAAGTTAGACAAGACTTCTTGGATGCGGTTAATCCAATCTTAGACGCAATCAGAAGAGACAGAGGTTTATACGATTTCCGTGTAACAGTTTCTTCAGATACTGCTGACTTAGATAGAAACCAAATGACAGGTAAGATTTATATCAAACCAACAAGGTCTCTTGAATTCATTGATATTACATTCTACATAACTCCAACAGGAGCGTCGTTTGAAAATATCTAACCAATTATATAAGACAGGTCGGCAAAAGTCGGCCTGTCTTTATATTTATTTAATATTATGAGATTAAAATCAGTTAACGAAGGAATCACAGAAACCGGAACTCCGGACATGAAGTATTATGCATTTGATTGGGATGATAATATTTTGATAATGCCAACTAAAATAATTCTTAAAGATGACAAGGATGAAGAAGTTGGGATGTCTACCGAAGATTTTGCCGAATATAGAATGAAAATTGGTAAGGAACCCTTCGAATATGATGGACATAACATTGTTGGTTTTGCCGAAAACCCATTTAGGTACTTCAGTGTGGAAGGTGATAAACAGTTTATAATTGATTCTTTATTAGGAAAACCAGGACCCGCTTGGTCTGATTTTGTGGAGGCGATTAATAATGGTTCTATTTTTTCAATCGTGACTGCTAGAGGACATACTCCTGAAGTTATGAAAGAGTCTGTATATAATATGATAATTTCAAATCATATGGGGATAGACTCTAACGAACTTTTAAAAAACCTAGAAAAATTCAGAGACATAGAAGGCATTGGTAAATCATCAAAAAAAGAAATGATAAGAGAATACTTAGATATGTGTCGTTTTTACCCTGTGACTTATGGTAAAGGAAGTGCAGTTAGTCCCGAAGAAGGAAAAATTAAAGCTTTAAATGAGTTTGTGGGATATGTTAAGAGAATTTCTAAACACATCGAGAAAAAGGCGTATTTAAAGAACAGAATTTCAAATAATTTTGTACCCACAATTGGATTTTCTGACGACGACCTAAGAAATTTAGAAAAAGTTAAAAGTCATTTTGAAAATGAACCAGATAATATAGTTAAAACAATTTCAACTGCAGGAGGAGTAAAAAAACCTTATTAATTATTTACTAGTGATTAATAACTAGAAGTTATTTGAAAAAATCCTAAAGTAAATAGAAAAAAATTATTAGTAGATATTTATAAATAAAAAGAATAAAAAATTTAAAACAAAAATACAATGGCTGATTTATTAATGAAAATGCCCATACCTTATGAACCCAAAAGGAATAACCGATTTATTTTACGTTTTCCTTCTACATTAGGTATAAACGAGTGGTTCGTTGAATCTGCCGCTCGACCACACATTACGATTGGTACTCAGGAAATTCAATTCCTAAATACATCAACTTACGTTGCCGGTCGTTTTACGTGGGGAGAAATAACTGTAACATTCAGAGACCCAATTGGACCTTCAGCTTCACAGGCACTTATGGAATGGGTTCGTTTATGTGCGGAATCTGTTACAGGTCGTATGGGTTATGCTGCGGGTTACAAAAAGAATGTGGACCTTGAAATGTTGGACCCTACAGGCGTTGTCGTAGAAAAATGGATTTTGGAGGGTACATTTTTAAATGATGTTAATTTCAATTCTTTAAGTTATTCTGATGATAAGTTAGCAACAGTTACGGCTAAAATGAGAATGGACCGTTGTATCTTAGTTTACTAATTTAATACTTTACAATCTTATATAAATCCCATATTATTAATATGGGATTTTTTTTTATTATGGAAAACAATACAGGATTTACATGTAATACTTGTGGTAAAGTCTTCGAAACCGAGGAAGAGTTTTTGAATAGACATAATAAGAATAAGAAAAAACCCGAAGAAAATCAACAAAAAGACAATTTAAAGGAATAGTATTATGGATGAATCATTAATAAAGGCTGCGACTGAAAATTTTAATTTACCACATGACGTGGTGGTTCTACCAACTGGTGGAGTGTTTTACAAATCAAAAAAGAAAAGTATTAAAGTTGGTTATTTAACGGCTAACGATGAGAACTATCTAATGTCAGGATTGGGTACTAGGGATAATATAGTTATGACATTGTTAAGGAACAAAATTTACGAGCACGACTTAAGACCTGAGGAACTCTTAGAAGAAGATATTCAGGCAATACTTTTATTCTTGAGAAATACCTCGTTTGGTCCTGAGTATATAGTCAAATTAGAAGACCCAAAAAGTAAAAAAGAGTTTGAGGAAACACTAATATTGGACGAAATTAACATCAAAAAGGGGAAAATTTTACCAAGTGAAGATGGTACTTTTACCACGAAATTACCGGTTAGCGGCAGTTCTGTAAAACTAAGACCCTTATCTTTTGGTGAATTGTTTGAAATAGATAAATTATTAGAAAATTACCCCAAAGGAAGGGTTGCACCTAGAGTGACTATGAGATTACAAAGACAAATTATGGAAGTTGACGGTAACTCAGATACAAGTCAAATTTCTCTTTTTATAGATAAATTACCAATAGGTGACTCCAAATACATTAAAAACTTTATAAAAGAAAATATTCCGTCGTTAGATTTAAATAAAACAGTAATTACCCCATCAGGAGATAAGATAGATGTTGACATCGTCTTTGGGGTAGAATTTTTTCGGCCTTTCTTCTAAACATAAAATTTCTTTAGCGAACGAATACATTATATTATCTAAGAATCTTAGTACATCTTACTTTGATTTTACATCAATGCCGACTTATTTCAGAAAATATCTGATAGATAAGGTTATTGAGATGAATACTCCTAAAACCTAAAACAAAGTATTTATTTTAAAAGGATAATAATGATGTATCAACCAACACCAAAAAACTCAAATCAGGAGGCGGCGAGTGATTTTTATGATTTCGTGAGTAAATTAGGTAGTAAAAGTATGGAAGCCTTTTTTGGCAACTTTTACCCAGGATTAAGAAATCTTGTTAACACAGTTCAAGAAATTGACGCTGACGCCACCAAAGTGGCTAAAACTTTTGGACAAGGTAAAGAAAATATTGCGGGAATTAAAATTGCGTTGGTTGATGCCGCAACTTCAGTTGAGGCTTTGGGTGGTAAATTTGGTGATGTTGCAAAAATACAAACTGACTTAACTAATAGTTTAGGTAGGTCAGTTATGTTAACATCAGAATCATACGACGACATTTTTGCAACAACACAAGTAACTGGACAAGAAGCTGGAAAACTGTTTACTAGTTTTAAAAATATTGGGACATCCGCTTATGGTGTTGCCGATGGGATGCAAAAAATTGTTGATACCGCAAGACAACAGGGGTTAAGTGTTGCGGCGGTAAGCGAGCAGGCGGTAAATAATATGGAAGCTATGAACAAGTATACCTTCCAAGGAGGAGTTGATGGATTGGCTAAAATGGCGGCACAGGCAACTAGTTTGAGAATTGATATGGGTACCACTCTTAGATTTTCAGAGGATTTATATAAACCTGAAAAGGCGATTGAAATGTCTGCAGCTCTACAAAGGTTAGGAGTAACTCAGTCTGAATTATTAGACCCACTAAGATTAATGGATTTATCTATTAATGACCCGACCGAACTCCAAAATCAGTTAGTACAAATGACCCAACAATTTGTAACTATGAATGAGGCCGGACAATTTGAGATTGCACCTGAGGGAAAACTTAGAATGAGAGAATTAGAACAAGCCACTGGAATTGCGTATGGAGAGTTAACAAAAATGGCTTTAGGTTCCGCAGAATTAGAAAATAAGTTGTCTAAAATAAGATTTCCTGAGTTTATGACCGAAGAGCAACAAAAAATGGTTGCAAATTTGTCCGAAATGAAGGATGGTCAATATGTAATATCAATTGATGGCACAGAACAAAACTTACAAGAGTTACTTGCTAGAACAGATAGTCCGGAAGAAATTAACAAAATATTAGAGGCTGCCAAACCTAAAACAATGGAAGATTTAGCTAAGGAACAATTGGACTTACAAAAGAGTATGGAAGCGAGTTTATTTAAAATGGCCGGAAGAACCTCAAGAGCGTTGGCGACATCTAAAATAGGAGAGGAAGTTACTGAGGCGATAAAAGAAGGTTATACAAATATGACAGATGTTGTAACCGATAGAGATGTTATGTCGGCAAAAAGTATTCGTGAGTTGTTTAACATTGCGGACCCTAAAGATATGGCGAATTTAATGAAAGATGTTTTGTCAGGTAAAGATGTTGATGTTGGAGGAAAATTCATGGAAATGGGTGAAGAAGCCGGAGGTTTATTAGGTGAACAAATGAAAAGTTTAACTCAAAATTTGGCCGAACAAGGGAAAAAATTAGAAGAGTCTGATAATATATTTGCCGGTGTTGTAAATACGTTAGTTGATGAACTTTCTGGATACATAAAAGAAGTTAGTGGAGTTGACATAAAAGCAAAAATTGCGGAATATCAAGGCAGTGAAACCCAGTCAACAAAAACTACCCCACAAACCAATACACAAAATATAAATTCTACATCAACTGTGGATGTTAATATAAAAGTTGAAGCTCCTCCTGGTATATCAACACAAGAATTAACAAACGCATTAAACACAACTGAAATACAACAAAAAATAGTAGAAATAGCGGTTAAAGGTATACCTGATTATAAGTCAAAACCTAACTAGTAAAAAAAAACCTTTTATTGTATTTATATATAAAATGTTATAATGTCAGAGAGCACTTTATCATTTGCATCTAGTGAATCTTTTCGTAAATCACTTATTGTAAGAAATTTACAACCGTATTCGGTTACTGGTGTTTATACTCCACCATCTGGTGACATATCTTATGAGTACAATCAATCAGATTTTTCGGTAATTGATTCTCCTGACAAACTAATTGCGAAAAACCCATTTGTCAACAAACTTTATCCTCTTAATGAATTCGGACCATCGGGTGGATTTGATTTTAATATTAATTATAACGGGTCATTAGTACCTGTAAAACCTTCAGGAGAACCTTATTATCCATTAATTAATAGTCCTCTAATTGGCTTAGGTGATTATTGGTTGAATGAGTTAGTTACAGGTCCTGCTAACCAAAATAGTTTTATACCCGACGGAGGATTTAAATTTTTATACGAGGTTGACGACTTACCTAATTTAAACAAATATTTTTCACCTTATTGGGACCCACCAACATTTGTTCCATCATTTTATAGTCCATATGAAATATTAACATCAACAAATCCAGTTGGTTCAGACGGACCATTATCACAAGATTCATTTATTGCTCGTTTAGGTGCTCAAACATTAAAGGAACTTTTTATTGAAAGAATTAATTTTGAGATTTATCAAAACACCGTAGGTGCTGTCAATTTGGCAAGTCTACAAGACCCATTCGAGGCTAGTTTATTAATAACAGGTCAACAACCTTTAGTATATAGAAATTGGAGAATTACCGTACCTGAAAATCCTATACTAGCCGCGGTTGATTTTGCAACAAGATTAGCGGGTGCGTATTGGCCCGTATCACCAATACCGGGTGATTATTTTGATGAAAACACCAATGGTAATTTACAAACTAGTCAAACATCAACGGCTCTAAACGTAGTTAACAATTTAACAGGTGGATTTTTAGGACCGATTTTAAATATAACTAGAAATCCGTCTGAAATATTTTTAGCAAATACAGGAAATGGACAAAGGTCGGCTCTATTCAATAACATAGATTATAATAGATATAGACCCGCATATGATAGAGGGTTATTAGGTACCTTGGCTCAAGGATTAACAAATCTTTTGGCCTCGGCAATTAATCCTAATAATGGAACTTTAATAGGCGGTTATTATGTTGGAAGTAATACTTCAGAACCTTCACAAATAAATTCACCACCCAATCAGTTACCAATAAATCCATATGGACAACAGGTTCAAACACCTGTTTATGGTCCTTCTGAATTAGCTATTTTATACGAAGGAAATCAAGAAGTTCTTAATTTTGGATTGGCGGGAAAATCTTTATCGGATGGAGGAGGAATTGACGGTCAATTTGTTTGGACATCACCAAAATATAAAGGAAATGCGGGATACAAACCAACACCAGGTGGCGGAGCGGGAAGTTTGGACGAACAATTCAATTTAGTTAGTTCTAATTATACTCGTGGTTCGTCAACAAATATTGATTTTAAAGATAACTCAATATTAGACCAAACTCAAAGGTTAATTGAATCTGCTGATTTAGTAGAAGGTATTGCGAGATTAAAACATGTGGGTAATGCAATCAACCAAGTTTCTAAAGTATTCAATGATGGGTATAAAGAAATGACTAAAGGTTCTAAAGTTTTATCTTATGTTGATAATACCACAGGGACTCAGGCAGGAATTGAATATTGTAGGGTTTTTGCTAAAGATACTCCTTACTATACCTACTCTGATTTACAAAAGACTGAGGGTATTACTAATTCAGGAAGAAGATTTTCATATTCCGTATTAGATAACACCTTCAATTTGAATATTTCTCCAACTAAAAATCCTGGCTCAACAAATATTATTGCTGACGGAAATAACGGAACAGGTGGATATGCTAAAAAATATATGTTCTCTATTGAAAATTTAGCGTGGAGAACATCCAGTAGACCTGGATATACTTATGACGAACTTCCAACATGTGAAAAAGGTCCAAATGGGGGTAGGGTAATGTGGTTTCCTCCATATGATTTAAAATTTAGTGATACAAGTAAACCAAGTTTTAATCCGACTTCTTTTTTAGGTAGACCTGAGCCGATTTATACATATAAAGACACTAGTCGTACTGGAAGTTTAAGTTGGACTATTATAGTTGACAGTCCTTCGATAATGAATTTAATTATTGAAAAACAATTGAAAGGTGCGGCAAGAGAAAGAGTTGATTCAATAATTGACTCCTTTTTTGCGGGGTGTGTAAAGTACGATATATATGAGTTAGCCCAAAAATTTAATACTATACCGGCCAAGGATTTATATACCTACCAAGAAATTTTGAATAATCCACAATTAACCGAAGAAGAGGTAAACTATGTTGTTGAATCAATACCAAAAGACCCTGAAGTTTGTACATCTGATTTATATGGTGATGTACCTGAAACAAAAATAGTGTCTAATAAACCTGAATTAGAAGCATTTGCTGGTACTTATACTAATTTGTCATTTTATTTTGATAATAATGTACCTGGACCTAATAATGGTACAACATCAAATGAGGATTATTTGAGTGCTTACAACTCATATGTTAATAATAAACAGGTATATCTAGCTCAAGCCACTAATTTATTTAATACTGATGATTTTAATGGTAGTGTCTTAGAATTTTTTGATGGTTATGTTACGGATAATTTTAATAAAATAAGTTCGGGTTCATCTTGTATGGTGCAAGATTTATACAAGATATTGTCAGAACAAAAAGGTACTATTTCTATAACTTTAGAGGGAGCCGCTTCGGCTAAAGCGACGCCTGAATATAATCAAAAACTTTCAGAAAGGAGAGTAGATTCTGTAATACAATATCTACAAAATTATTCTGAAGGTGATGTTTCGTTTAAAAAATATTTAGAGGATGGCTCTTTAAAAATAAATTCAGCTGGAGGGTTTGGAGAAGGTACAACTATTCCTGTGGGGGAAGGGAATATTTCACAAAACCCAATTATATGTAGTGGAGAAACTGTTGATAAAAATGGTAAAACTAATCAAGGTTCGTTAATTTATTCTGTAAGTGCTATGGCATGTAGAAGAGTTAGAATTACTAACATTTCTTTTACTGATATACCAAAAGAAGAAACCACATTTGTTAATAAAGTTACAGGTCAAACAACCACAATTGAAAACCCACCTTCTGACGAAACATCAGGACAAGGTATAACCCCTCAGTTTCCAAAACCACAACCAACCATAACTATTGAGAAGAAACTAAAAGAAGGTATTAGTAAAAAAATATTAAGAAACTTATTAAGTGAATGTGATTATTTTGAGGTACTAAAACAAGACGTACCAATGGTATATGATTCGATTAAAGAAAAAATTAAATATTTTAATCCGGCGTTCCACTCAATGACACCTGAGGGTTTAAATGCTAGATTAACTTTCCTTAATCAGTGTACTAGACCTGGAGAAACAGTTCCTACTATAGGAGCGGATGGTAAACCAAAAACAAATGATGCAATTAACACTTCATTTGGAGCTCCCCCCATTTTAATATTAAGAATTGGAGATTTTTATAATTGTAAGATAGTGCCTGATAATATAGCATTTACATATGAGCCATTAATTTATGATATGAATCCTGAGGGTATTGGATTACAACCAATGGTGGTGAAAGTTCAAATGTCTTTTTCCATGATTGGAGGACATGGATTGAAAGAACCAGTTGACCAATTGCAGAATGCGTTGTCATTTAATTATTATGCTAACACAGAAATTTATGATGAAAGGTCAACATGGACTGATGATTCATGGAAAGTAATTGATAAGAAATTAATAGACTCAATTGAACAGTCAGAACAACCAGCAACAGTTGCTAATGTAGAGAACCAACGAACTAATGATGGAGGAACAACAATTGGTGAAATTATAACTAATATACCTGTTGAAAGTGGTCAAACTGGTGAAATAGCATATCAAAAAATAATGGATACCCTGTTTGACCAAACAAAAGGATATATTGATGCGGTTCCTAATCTTTTAGAAAAAATAATGTTGAATACAAACCAAGGTATTGTTCAGATTATAAGTAATAATAGATTATATAGTGAAGGTTTACTTAATGTTGATTTGGATGAAGTTGGCTCGGCTCCAATTTACGGAGCCCCAAATAAAATGGACGCGAAAATAAAAGAAATTTTTGATAAAGTAATATTAGAAATTCAGGACCAAACTAACCCAATTATTAGTGAATTAAACACTATTGAATGGCAACCAAAAGATTTATCTGCGGTCATTACCAATATGGTCGATTATATTAATTCTCTTTCTTCTGAATTCTCAAACGGAATATTCACTACTATACAGGAATTAGTTTTGTTGGAACAAGATTATGTGCAAAATTTAAGAAAAATAAATTTGGTTGCAGATTTAACTGATGGTAAAATTATTGATAAGGGAGTTCCAAGACCCTACACTCTTTCGGGAACTGATAAGGTGAGTGAATCAACAACCATTGATGACGATACTATAACAACAACAGATGATGAATTGTGGAATGATATTGCGAGATTACAATTAACGCTAGAAGAGTATTATGAATTTTTACAAGATAAAAAGATATTTGAACCAATAGGTGATTTTACTGCAGATTTTATCCCGATATATCAAGATTTTATAGGTAATGCAGAGTCACCAACACCGGAAAAAACATTCTTTTTAGTTGTCGGTAGAATTTTTGATAATAGAACAAAACGTCAAGAATTTGTAAATGCGGTAATAAAAGGTGATTTAGAAAATGTAAAAGACCCACAAAAATTAAAAAAGAAATTCGAGGATATTGTTGATGATTTAGCTAAAGAATACAGTAAAGAAATTTCCGCCGAAGAAAAGTTATATAAAGACTTTAAGAAAAGTAGTGAATTTAAAGATTTTTCTGAAGGTTTGGACGAAAAACTATACCCTAAAGGAAAAACTCGTAAATTTACTTATACCACAGTACCTGGAACTGATGCGGAAACTCAAAAAACTGCTATTTCACAGTTATATAGTGGAGGAAATACCGGTGAGGATAGTACATATATAGGAAAAGCAAAATTCAATTCATAAGTTATGGCAAAAAAACAATATTATAATAGATATAGTGAGTTTCTTGTTGATGGTTCACCATCGGTAGTGACATATGTTGATTTGCCTTCTAAAAGTACTGACAAAAGGTACATTTATAAAGTTGGTCAATCTAGATTAGATAAGGTATCACAACAATATTATGGGACTCCTTTTTTTGGGTGGTTAATTTTAATGGGTAACCCAAAATTTGGAGGACAAGAATGGAATATAGTTGATGGCAGTGTATTGACTATTCCATTTCCGCTGATAACTTCATTACAGGACTATAAAAATCAGTTAGACAATCATTTCTTTTATTATGGCAGATAATTCAGAGAACATATTAGTAGAATTTGATTACAACAACATTACCATAATAGACCCAAACAAAGTTATTGATGAAAATGGTAACGCTAAAGAAAGATACGTAAGTCAGGAAGACTTAGTCATGTATGCTAATTTGGAATGTAAACCAATTCCAAGAACAAAATTAGCTGTTGGGTCTAATAATGACGATATTATCCGAAATACATCAATTGCCTCTATTAATTTCTTAAAACCAGGCGGTAAACGAATACTTGAAAATGATTATACGGATAATTTGACAGGCCAGGAGAATCTAAAGTCTGAAAACAAGATTAATTCAAAGGATGAAGAGTATTATGCAAAACAAACCAATTTATCGGGAGGAAATAATGGTACGGTAGATAGTGGATTGTTAGGTATAACATCAATTTCTATACAACAAAACACCTCTTTTACTCCTGTGATAACAATTGAGTTAGAAGACGTTAAAGGTAGAGCGTTATTTGAATCGGGTAATAATTCACCATATGCTGCATTTTTTAATATGCCATATCCCATATTTTATTTGACTATAAAGGGATATTATGGAAAGGCGGTAAGATTACCATTAATGTTACAAAGTTTTAATAGTAGGTACAATACATCTTCGGGTAATTTCCATATTACTCTTAGTATGATTACCTATAAATATAATGTGTTAAATGAGGTAACTATGGCGGCAGCAATTGCAACACCACAAATGTATCAAAAAAATATTGATATAAAAGGTGTTGAAGGAGGACCGTCACAATTTGCAAATATATCTAGTGTATCGGTTTCGTTAGGTAAACAAAAAATGCACGAGATGTATAGTGAATATAAAACCAAAGGACTAATACCCGATGATTTTCCTGAGATAACAATTCTCCAAATGTATTATAGATTGGAGAATTTTATCAAAAACACTTTAGAATCTTATATACAACAAAACCTTGACCCATTAAACAACGTACAAGAATATGAAAAAAAGTTAAGAGAATATCAGGGAAATATCGCAACTTATCAAAAATCGTGGAAAGATAAGTATATGGATAACGAAAATTTCTATGTTAGTAATTTAAGTGGGGAAAAACTTTATTCGTTCAAAAAAGAGTTCGATGAACAATCGAAACGAGAGGTGGCCTTAGCGGAGTTAAAAAAATACATTACTGAGTATAATGAAATTTTGAATAAAAATGAAACAGTAGGTACTAACGGGTCATATGAAATAAATGGAAACTTAGAAAAATGCGCTATCCCAAATAATATAACCTTCGACATATTTTTAGAAATAATTGATAAACCCGAAGATGTCAATTTACAAAAAACATTAAATCAAAGGTCGAGTAAGAAAAAATTTACTAACGATGAAATTAGTAAATTACAAGCCGAACTAAACACAAATATGACATTTAATTCGGGAAAAATTATAATGAAAGATGGGGGCATTGTTCCTGAATATACGTATTACAAATTTGGTGATTTAAATGAAGAACAGTCACCTGTACCATTGTTTAGAACATTTTTAGGTGAAATTAATAGAATGTTCAAAGATGTTAAATCATATCGAGAAAAAATTCAAGACGCTCTTACTAAAGCTTTAACAGAAAAAATTCAATCAAAAGATAACGGAATTGGATTTGTGCCTACGATTAGAAATGTTCTATCTGTTATTTTTGCAAATGGAGAGGCGTTTCTAAGAATAATGGACGATGTCCATGCAAAGGCGTGGGAAGTTAGAGACGACACAGACAGAAAGAAGGCGATTTTAGACCCATCAGTTTCGAACGCAAATCCTGATAATTTATCAAGTGGTGATAATACTAACCTACCGATATATCCATGGCCTCAATATATTGTAGAAACCGCTGGAGAAAATGGGCAAGAAAAATACATTGTTGCGTACCCTGGTGACCCTAAGTATTCTAATTTAACTAACGCTACTTCTTATGAAAAATGGCCTGAAGTTGAATTTGTTGAAGAATTTATTAATGCGTTTGTAAATAGAAATCCTGAAATAGATAATCCAGAACCAGTATCTAATGAACAAACCGATATTAATAGACTTAGTTTTAATGCTATAGAATTTCCTGTTGAGAATATTGTTTATGGCAATAAAGAAGAAGTTAAATTTTTCTTTGAAATATACGAAAGACTATTCTATACGATTTATTATTCGAGACTATCAAGAGCAAAATCTTTAACTCAAGAAAAAGATTTTGTTAGTAGTATTATTGCAGAAGCTGAAAAAACTAATTTGCTTTACGCATTAGGTACCGATAACCCATTTTTAATCGAAAAAATAAAACAGTATGGAATTAATTCATCTAATTTTGAAACCACACTCAGACATATATCAAATGGAGGTACAGGACAAAGTTGGCAAAATTTTATTAGAGGTATATTCAATACAAATTACATAAGAAATACGGTACAAAATTCACAATTTGAATTTTTAAATTTAGATAAAATTTTAGAAACTAAATCAAATCCACTACTTTCTTTGGAAAAAGAGGATGAATTTTTGAATTACATTACTGGTAGTAGTTCCTCTAATAGTTATGATTATTCAGACATTTATCCTTTAACTAATTTAAGTTGGTGTAAAGATAAATTAGCTAATGGTCAATCAATTTCGGATAATAAAGCGGCGTTTAACACTACAAAAATTTTGACTTATAATAAGTCAAATAAGACTATTACTAATTTTCCTTATAATTTATCTACATTAGAAAAAAGACCAATAACTAATTTTATATACGAAAATACTGCAGTACCAACCGCTGATACTACAACAAATCTAGTTGATTTTTATAACGAAAGAGTACGTTCTGAACAATTAGTAACTGAAGGGGATTTAATTTATTACAATTATTCAGGACAAGTAGGGTTTTATCAAACAACTTCCATGTTGAATACACCGTTTTATGTGAATTCAATACAACAGGCGGTAGAAAAATTTAGAAATTATGATGACTATCCTTACACCGTACCTGCGTATTTGTTCTTAAATAGTTTACCACTATCAACACTAAGAGAAAAGTATAAAACTTATAAAACTTCCGATTCAAATATTACTGTTGAAGATTTAGATTATATCTTGGCTAGTTTGAAAAAATTCGGGGCAATACATAAAGTACCCTATGCATGGATTTTGAAAATTGGTTCAATTTACCACAGATACAAAAAATATGTTGAAAACAATATTGACATATTAGATGATTGTTGGCAAAACTTTAAACAAGTTGAGAATTTTGACCCTATAACTAATGTACCAACTAGAAATTATGGTTTAATAATTAATGGTGCAAATATCGACATAGTTTTAGAAAAAGATACAATCATTGGTACCGAAACATCCACTCTGATAAACACAGGTTTTTATCCAAAACTAATAAATGACTTCAATGTGTTTTATCAGGGGTATATGATTTATAGTACGTTTACTGATACAGATATTCAGAATGGTTTCGATAGTGGAGTGACTTTAAATTATGTATCAGAGGCAATTATTAACGAACCTGAAGGGTTTGACGATGCCAACCCTATGAGAGATTTACGAGTAATACCATGGTCTGTTAATGTGGATAATATAATAAAAACTTTTACATATCCGATACCATCCCAAGGTTCATTACTTAATCAAACATTTAATGAATGTTTTACTAAGGAAGGTAACATTGACAAATTAAAATTGGAAGTTAAGGGTAATCAGGCAATGTACGATGGCTCAATTAGAAATTTTTGGGCGGCTCCTCACTATGGATATTTTGATTTATCAAAAATAAAAAAACCAGAGTATGATGAATATATAAAAATAATTTTTACCGAAAGTGATGTATCATCACAAGAAAATTTTGGTTTACACAACCCTGTTGTAGGATACTCAAAAATCAGCGAAATATTTTCGGCATTTGATACAGAAATTTTAAATAAGTTCGAAGAAGAATTTTTGAATTTTTCCAAATCAGTATATGATTACGATTTAAAAAATTTATCTGAAACTTTAACCAAAACCGAAAAATCTTTCAAAAATTTCCAATTTTTAATGAGAGAAATGATGAAAGTACCGAAACAAAGTACCACAGGTGCGACAGGTACTGAAGCGGTTTCAAGAACTCAAGAAATTCAATGTCAAACAATTAATTCATACATTAAAGAATTTTTAAATTTTGACTACGTATTCAAATATGGAAATCCATCGTCATTCGATAAAAAACTATTCTACAGTTTCTCCAATAAATTTATTGAAGACCCATACACATGGGAAAAATATACTGAAGCAACACCAGACGCATTACCAGTTCAAGGGGGGTCTGTTACATTAACAACATCACAAACAAATTTCCCTGAAGAATGGAAAACTCTTAGAATATATGTTGGATTTTCAGATATACCTGAACTCACTTATAAAGATAGTGGTTCATTTATAACCGATTTCTTCATAGATTTAAATGTTGGATTTAATGTACAGAATATTAAAAATTTTGCACCGATAATTAAAATTTATGCAACACAAAAATTAACACAAACTCAACCACAAACTTCGGTTTCCCCATTACCAATACCACCTGTTTTACCTACACAACAATTTGTGGGATTAATAATAGAAATTTTTACTTTAAATGATGGGTCAACTGTAACTATCTATAAACAAAACGAAAATAAATTTTCATTATTTAGGAATTTTTCACAGGAAATAAAGTTTGTTGGAGAACAAGTAGGTATATCTGGAGAAACCAATTTGAATTTAGCAAAAATTGCAATAACTGAAATTTACGGTTTTTATTCACAATCACCTTTAGACCCACAATATATTGCCTCAGTAACAACTCCTCCCGAACCACAGTTCCCATTAGTACCGAGTTCAACCAACAATTGGGGTAAAGTCACATTCATTAACAATATGGATAACTACCTAAGTGCTGTTGACAGATTCCAAGGAACAATTGTAGATAATTTAATGATAACATTAAGGTCTAAATTACCTTTAATAACTGTTGAAAACAGTAAAGGTGTTAGAAAAGATTTAGATGGTTCTCAGACAAAATTAGAACTATGGGAGTCATTTAAAGCAACTAACGATAAATGGATTTCTGGTGGTGATTTTAAAAATAAAACAATTTTTGAAGATTTACTATTATTAGATAGAGCTAGTAGGAATATTGGTGACACGGTTATTGCCGACATTTTTCATTTGAAAAATTTTATAATGGATGCTAGTCCCAAAATGTCAGTATTAAGTTTTGCTCAGTCTGTCTTATTAAGAAATAACTTCATGGTGATGAATATACCATCGTATGTTAATTTCTATAATGTACAAGATGCGGTTAAAAATCCAAAACCTAGACCCGAAGGTACTTTAGAATTCGCTAATACTTTGTTTGGTACTTTTTTGAATGTTGACTATAGAGATTCATCATCTAAAATGGTTTGTTTTTTCATCTCAAAACCATCAGAACATTTAGCAATAAATAAAAATGTTGATTACAGGTTCAAAGATGACGCTTTTGATTTGAGAAAAACTTCTAATCCATTAGTAGAAAATCAAGTTGGTAAAACAGATTGGGACAAATCGAATAAAGTTGTAGGATTTAATGTTGATATTGGGACACAAAATCAACAAATATTCCAAAGTTTTGACGTATCTCAAGAGGCAGGAACCTCTACTGCTGAGTCATTAGAGGTGATTAATCAAATGGCAAACCAATCAGGTAATAGAGGAGGTGCAACGCAGAATTTATCTTTATATAACATTTATAAAAACAGAAGTTATAAATGTAAGATAATGATGATGGGTAACGCAATGATACAACCAAGTATGTATTTTAATTTGAGGTATGTACCTATGTTCAGCGGACCATATATGATTTTGGATGTAACACATAACATAGTCCCTGGTATGTTTCACACCACAATTACCGGTATTAGACAACCAACCGCGTCTTTACCGAAAGTTGACCAATTTGTCCAAACGATAAGAACAAATCTTTTAAAAATAATAAAGGATAAGTTAAAAGTTGAATCAAGTTCAAATACACCTCAAGTTGCGCAATCAACACAAAATGTAACAAATACAAACGCAGCCGCAGGAACATCAAATAGTGTGACTTCTCCGACTCTAACCACCGGACCAACCTCGAATACAACAACTAATTCAATTGACCAATTAAGATTATTGAATTATGAATTGAATAATAGTCCCGCAAGTACAAAATCTGCTAATCAAGAATGTGTATCTAATTCAGACTACGCATCTTACACTAAAGCTGAAATTGTTAAAAAAGAATTTAACTTAACTCAAATGTACGAAATTGTTAATTCTGTTTTAAATTTAAATGGAGGTGCAAACATTAAGTTAGCCCATACAATTTATGCATTTATTTGGTTAAATTCAAATGGTTCGGCAGCAGGTTTTTCGTCAAACAATTTCAATTTTGGGGGGATTGATTTAACAAGTTCATGGGGACAATCAGGAGAGTCAAACTTCTTAAAAGAATATTTTTGTTCTACCGACAATGTACCATATGCATCTTTCCAAAATACTGATAAGTTTGTTACATTTTTATCTAATAGGTGGAGAAGTAGAGTTGCGACAATTAGTGAGGACAATTATAAAGAAATAACTAAATTTATTATTTTAAATTCTAAACAAAATATTAAACCTGAAACCATATATGAGGACATGGATATTGTTGATTTAGGAAATATTGAAAGTCAAGTTCAATCTGCGATTTTTGCATACGACCAAGTTAATAGACAATCTGCAACTTCGACAGAACCAACACAGTTATTAAGTATAACAAGAACCTCAGTAGGTGACCCCAAATTTGTTGTGACAGTTAATAACACAAATAATGAAAAATGGGTTATGATAGTTGCGGAGTATAAAGTGACTTCACCATCTGAATGTTCACAAACTGATTATCAATATAATATATCAAACTTGATTTCTAGTGACAAACAAAGTTTATCAATATCTTTAGAGGACATTCAATTAGATTCGGATTGTTCAGACACTCCAGTAGAATCTGTGAAATTTAGAGTAACTTTGAACCCTGTATTGTCCGATGGAGTAACGCTTGATAATAGTAGAAGTCAAACTGTACAATATATTAGTGGAAATTTCTAAAATAAAAGATATTTATAAATAAAAACTTATGGGTACTAAAGAGATATTAGATAGTTATTTGGGTAAGAACACTCGAATAACAGAAAGAGATAACGGTAACGGTTATAAAGAAGTTTGTGATTTAGATACGGGTGAGTGTTATACTCTTAGAATGAAAGATGGTTTAATTGAAAGAGTTGATAACACTATGAATACCAATAAAAAAATTCAGGTTGAAACTTTAAATGGAGTTAAACAACTTTTAAACGGTTAAAAAATGGGAATAGATACTAAAATATTAAACGAATTAAAAAGATATAACGATATCAATCGATATATAACTGAACAAGACGTTCCACCTCCACCACCTGGAGAAGAAGCAGTTCCACCACCGGCACCCGCCGACCCAGGTGCGGTTCCACCACCTCCTGGTGCTCCGGCCCCTGAAGCGGTGGCACCACAACCTGTTGATGTTGCAACAGACCCTGATGTTGAAAAAATTGGGGACGAGGAAGGAAAAGAATCTAAAGGTGAAGAGTTAGAAATAACTGACTTAGTTAAGTCACAAAAAAATATTGAAACAAAACAAGAAGAATACTTTGATAACTTATTTAAACATTTAGAAGAGTTGGAAAGTAAATTGTCTAATATGGACTCCATAGTTACCAAATTGAATGATTTGGAGGCTAAAGTTGAAAAATATAGAACAAAAACTCCGGAGGAAAAACTTGAATTACGTAGTTTAGATTCAGGACCGTTTAATCAGAAACTTAGTGATTTTTTTGAAGATAAAGAGATTGATATGGAAAAAACGGGAAAGAATGATTATGTTTTAACTCAGGATGATGTTGAAGGTTATTCACCTATAGATATCAAAAAAAGTTTTAGAGATTTTGGAGATGAGGAATCGGGAGACTTCACCGAGGTAAGATAATAAAAGGGGTCATTTGACCCCTTTTTAATTTGACAAAACAAAGGCTGACACTTATTATTAATAAACAATTTTAAATTTAATTATTATGGCGACAAACAATTCTTTAGATGCGATTCTTTCGCAGTACGAAAATTCAAAACAAGGAGGTTCATCTAACTCCTCAAAAATGTCTCAAGATGAAAGAATGAAAAAGTATTTCGCGGCTATCCTAAAGGATAACGAGAAACAAGGGCAAAAACGACTCCGAGTCCTCCCAACAAAAGACGGAAGTTCACCATTCAAAGAGGTATGGTTCCACGAAGTTCAAGTTGATGGAAAATGGCAGAAGTTTTTTGACCCAGGTAAAAACGATAACGAGCGTTCTCCGTTGTCAGAAGTTTACGAAGAACTTATGTCAACAGGAAAAGAATCCGATAAGGAGCTTGCAAAACAGTACAAACCACGTAAATTCTATATTGTTAAGGTTATTGACCGTGACAACGAACAAGACGGAGTTAAGTTCTGGCGTTTCAAGCACAACTACAAGAACGAAGGTATCTTGGATAAAATTATCCCAATTTTCCGTCAAAAAGGAGATATCACTGACCCTGAAAATGGTAGAGATATCATTCTTGAATTGACAAAGGCTAAGACCCCAAAAGGAGCTACTTATACTGTCATTCAGACAATTATGCACGATGACCCATCTCCTCTACATGAGGATAAGGAGACAAAAGAAACTTGGGTTAATGATGAATTGACTTGGGGTGATGTGTATTCTAAGAAGCCGGCCGAGTATCTCGAAGCTATTGCTCGTGGCGAAGTTCCACGTTGGGATTCTGACGCTGGTAAGTATATCTATGGAAGTGAAATTGAGGAAACGGTATCTATGGGTGGTAAGAAATCAGTCGTTGACCCACAGTCAGACGATGAACCATCAGACGACCTTCCTTTCTAATAAAAAATGTTAAACAAACTACCCCTGAAATATGGGGTGGTTTTTAATACCTTAAAAAAATGACAACTCAAGAAAAAATTACGCAAAAATTGTATGAGGCGTTGACAAACAAGTACTCCGCCCAAATTTCAGAAGCTGAAGCAACATTAATGGTCTATTTCAATAATCCTGTTGGTATCGGAGAACATCCTCAACATTTGGAAGAGATGGATAAATTTGTTGACCAATTGGCAAGTGCAAAAGATAAGCTAGACGCTTTACAACAATTCAAGAAATATAGTTAATATGGCAATTAAGAAAAAAGAATTAGGTTTAGATTCAATCAAATCTAAGTTCTCTACTAAAACTAAGTATAAACCTGAAAGTTTTTATAGTTGTGGAGAATCTTTTATGGATGCTTGTGGATTACCTGGTCCTGTTTTGGGCGGCATTAATATGTTTTTAGGACATTCTAATACATCTAAAACAACGGCTATGATTTTAGCGGCGGCTGATGCTCAGAAAAAAGGTCACCTACCTGTTTTCATTATTACCGAAAAAAAATGGAGTTGGGAACATGCTATTGAGTTAGGACTCCAAGCTGAAAAAAATGAATTTGGAGAATATGACGGAATGTTCATTTTTAATGATTCTTTTGATGTTATTGAACAGGCAACAGATTTCATTAATCAAATTTTAGATGCTCAAGAAAAAGGTGACATCCCGTACAATCTTTTATTTTTGTGGGATAGTATTGGAAGCATCCCATGTCAAATGACATTTGATGGTAAAGGTGGTGGTATGCACAACGCTAAAGTACTAGCCGATAAAATAGGAATGGGTATCCATTCAAGAATATCAAAATCAAAAAAAGAAGATTACCCATATTATAATACTTTGGTCGTTTTAAATCAACCTTGGGTACTTTTACCCGATAATCCATTCGGACAACCTGAAATTCAGGCTAAAGGTGGAACGGCAATTTGGTTGGCAAGTAGTTTAGTATTCTTGTTTGGTAATCAAAAAAAGGCTGGTATAAGTCATATTGATGCAACTAAAAATGGTAGAAAAGTATCATTTGCAATTAGAACTAAAATTTCTATACTAAAAAACCACGTAAATGGACTTGGTTATAAAGACGGAAAGATTATTGCGGTACCACATGGTTATATTGCCGACACAAAAGAAGCCTTGGAAAAGTATAAAAAAGACTATTCAGATTATTGGGTACAAAAACTAGGTGACTCAAATTATTCATTAGATGAATCTCAAGATGATTCTGAAAATGAATAAAACTAACAAAATTTTGTCAAACAATTTAAAAAATTTTTGTGACCAAAACATTATTAATTGATGGAAACAATCTATTAAAGATAGGATTTCATGGTGTGAAAGATTTTTTTCACGAAGGTAAACACGTTGGGGGTATTTGGCATTTTCTAAATACTACCCGACGTTTTATTGAAGAAGAAAACTTTGATAAAGTAGTCGTATTCTGGGATGGTGAAGGGAGTTCTCTCACAAGAAAAATAATATACCCCCAATACAAGGAGAACAGAAAACCTGGTTATGACTTTAAAGAGGAGTCGTTTTACCAACAAAAACATAGAGTAAAACAATATCTTGAAGAGATGTTTGTTCGTCAGGTTGATATTAACAACAATGAGGCTGATGACCTTATTGCTTATTATTGTCAGATTGCAAATGATGAGATTATAACCATTTTCTCGAGTGATAAAGACCTAACACAGCTTATATCACAAAACGTGTCTATATACTCACCCAGTAAAAGATTAACCTATAAAAAAGGTGATTTTATCAAACTACACGAGGTTGAGATACCCCACTATAATGTAAAAACATATAAAATATTGTCAGGTGATAAGTCTGATAATATTGATGGTATCTATTATTTGGGTGAAAAAACTTTAGTCAAATTATTTCCTGAGATACTTGACCATGAGGTTTCTTTTAACGATATTTTAACAAGAGCCGAGGTATTACTTACTGAGGACAAAGAAAACAAAATATTACAAAACTTACTTTCAGGTAAAACAAAATCAGGTATCTATGGAAATGAATTTTTTGAGATTAACAACAAAATCGTGGATTTGTCTAATCCGTTAATCACAGAGGAAGGTAAGGAAATAGTCAAATTATATTATAGTGAAACATTAGACCCCGAGGGGAGAGGGTATAGAAACCTAATCCGTATGATGATGGAGGATGGGTTCTTCAAATTTCTCCCAAAACATGACGAAGCTTGGGTAAACTTTGTAAAACCGTTTATGAAATTAACAAGAAAAGAAAAAAAACAATTTAAAACCAAAAAGTAATTTTTTATGAAAGAGCAAGATTTAACAAAACTTGAGTTTTTGATGATGGTTAATGACAACATCATCGTTCAAAGGTATTTTAATGTTCGTGATTATAATCCGGACGCTAAGTATTCATTTGAACTTTATGAGTTTATTTTAGAGTTTAAAAATACTCTCATGCATCGTTTGAAGATGAAAACTGTAGATTATATGCTTGAAAATTCTTATGAGATTCAGGGTAATCCATCTATTTTGGATACGTCGTATACCGATGGTCCTGAGCACTTTAACATCTTTATTAAGCATGGAGACATGACAATTTGTCATCGTCAGATTGATGCCAAGATTTTCCCTCCTAAAATAAGATACACCGTAGATATCCGTCCTCATATAAAAAGTTTGCTTTCGTCACTTACTGACATTTTTTCGGCGAAAAATTTAACTTTTGAATTTGCGGGAATTAGTACTAAGCGATAATATTTATCAAAAACGAACAAAAATTTACTATGGCGTCAAACAAAAATTTCGATTATTTAGGGTCTTCATTTCAAGTACAATTACTGAATCAAATCATCGTTGACAAGGAGTTTGGAAGGTCAATAATTGACGTTATAGAACAACAATATTTTGAGAACAAGTACTTCAAAATCATCTTGCAAATGATTAAGGAGTACTACTCAAAATTCGAACACGTACCCACATTCGACACCCTCGAACAAATAACCAAATCTGAGTTACAACAAGAACTTGCATCCAAAATAGTTTTGGACACGATTACAAAAATCAAAGATTGTCCAATAGAAGGTAGTGGGTTTGTACAAGAAAAGGCTCTCAAATTCTGTAAACAACAAGAATTACAGAAAGCCATCACTAAAGCTCAAAAAGTTATTGATGGTGGTGAGTTTGAGAGTTATGACAAACTCGAGGAACTTGTTAGAGAAGCTCTACAAGTTGGGGAAAGAGAAGACGGTATGGCTGATGTATTTTCTAATTTGGACGATGTATTAAATGAGGATTATCGTCACCCAATCCCAATGGGAATACCGGGTATCGACAGATTGTTGAAAGGAGGTTTGGCTAAAGGAGAATTGGGTGTTATATTAGCGCCCACAGGAGTAGGTAAATCTACATTCTTAACCAAAATTGCAAATCACTCATTTAATTTGGGATACAACGTACTTCAAATATTCTTCGAGGATAACCCAAAAATTATCCAACGTAAACACATCACACTTTGGACAAAAGTCCACCCTGATGAGTTATCAAACAAGAAAGATGAAGTAATGGATAAGGTTAGAGAGGTGCAAAGTAAGATGGAAAACCGTCTTATTTTAAAGAAACTGCCATCAGATACTTTGACAATGTTACAAATCAAAAATCAACTTCGTAAGATGATTGCCGATGGTGTAAAGTTGGATATGGTTGTATTAGATTATATCGATTGTATTGTACCTGACAAGAATTTGGGTGATGAATGGAAGAGTGAAGGTTCGGTTATGAGAGGTTTCGAAGCAATGTGTCACGAGTTAAATCTAGTTGGGTGGACGGCAACACAGGGTAATAGAAGTTCTATTTCATCTGAAGTTGTGACAACCGACCAAATGGGTGGGTCAATTAAAAAGGCTCAAGTTGGTCACGTTATTATCTCAGTTGCAAAGACATTACAACAAAAAGAGATGAAACTCGCCACAATTGCGATAACCAAATCAAGAATTGGTGACGACGGTATTGTGTTTGAAAATTGTAAGTTCGATAACGGTATGTTAGAAATTGATACCGAAAGTTCGGTAACGTTCTTAGGACTTGAAGAACAGAAAGAAGAACAACAAAGACAACGAGTAAAAGATTTACTCGAAAGAAGAAAACAACGAGAACAACAAAATAATTAATAAATATGGAAAAGATTTTAGTAGAAAACCCTAATAGGTTTGTAATATTTCCTATCGAACATAACGATATATGGGAATTTTATAAAATGCACCAAGCGGCGTTTTGGACAGCTGAAGAAGTTGATTTATCAGGGGATATTCGTGATTGGGAAAACCTTTCAGAAAATGAACAATACTTTGTTAAAAATGTGTTGTCATTTTTTGCGGCATCGGATGGGATTGTTAACGAAAACTTGGCCGAAAATTTCTACCGAGAAGTACAATACCCCGAAGCAAAATTCTTTTACGGGTTTCAACTTGCAATGGAAAACATTCATAGTCTAATGTACTCACTTTTGATTGATACTTATGTGTCAAATCCAAAAGAAAAAGATGAATGTTTCCACGCGATTGACAGACTTCCCGCGGTTCAAAAGAAAGCCAAATGGGCTCTTGAATGGATTACAAATGCCTCTTTCCAAGAAAGACTTGTGGCATTTGCGGCTGTTGAAGGAATTTTCTTCTCAGGTTCATTTTGTTCAATCTTTTGGTTGAAGTCAAGAGGACTTATGCAAGGTTTGTGTAACGCAAATTCACTTATCTTTAAAGATGAAAATTTACATTGTGATTTTGCAATTCACCTTTTGAATAATCACTGTGAAAACAAACCGAGTGAAAAGAGAATTAAAGAGATTTTGTTATCGGCTCTTGAAATTGAAAAAGAATTTATCACTGAATCACTTCCAGTTTCACTTATTGGAATGAATTCAAATCTTATGAAACAATATCTTGAATTTGTTGTTGATGGTCTATTAGTTAAATTGGGTTGTAAAAAACATTTTAATGTTGAACAGCCGTTTAAATTTATGGAGCAAATCGCAGTTGAAACGAAGGGTAATTTCTTTGAGTCAAGGACTGTTGAGTATCAAAAAGCAAAATTGAACGAAACATTGTCCTTTACCGATGACTTTTAATTGATTATTTTATAAAACTATGATGTCATTAAAAATTAAAAAACGTAGTGGGGAGGATTCGTCCTTTAACCCACAGAAAATATATAATAGAATTAAAAGAGCCGCAAAAGGTTTAAACATTAATTCTGATGAAATTTTTATTAAAGTAATAACTTCAGTCCCAACTGAAGGTGAAATTACTACAAAGGAACTTGATAAGTTAATCTATGAAATTGCGGCGGCTTATACTGGTAGTCACCACGACTATTCAAGACTTGCATCATCAGTTGCAATTTCGGCATACCACAAAGAAACTAACCCAAGTTTCTCAAACACTATGATGGAACTTTATAAAGAAGGTATTGTTAATGAGGAGTTTATCAAAATGATTAGCAGTTACGGACCGTCTAATGTGGATGAAGTTATTAATCACGACAATGATTATAATTTTGATTACTTTGCTTGGAGGTCACTGCAAGAGATGTATCTTTTGAAACTACCAAGTGGTAAGACAATTGAACGTCCACAGCATATGTACATGCGTGTTGCAATATGGGTAACAAAATCATTTGAACAAGCGGTAGAATACTACAAGTCTCTTTCAAGTCAACTTATTTCACCGGCAACACCAATTATGATTAATGCCGGTACAAAGGTTCCACAACTTGCTTCTTGTGTTCTTCACTACAATGATGCAGACTCAAGGGAAGGACTTTTAAATACAATGAGAGATATTTCAACATACTCATCAGATGCCGCAGGTATTGGTCTTTCTATGTCAAATATTCGTAGTAAAGAAAGTCGTATTTCTTCTTCAGGAGGATTTGCTGGTGGACTTTTGAAGTATTTGAAAATTGTTAATGAATCACTTCGTTTCTTTAACCAACAAGGTCGTCGTCCTGGTTCTGCGGCAATTTATTTGGAACCTTGGCACAAAGATATTTTTGACCTTTTGGATATTAAAAAGAATACAGGGGCTGAAGAATTAAGAGCTCGTGACCTATTCACCGCTCTTTGGATTCCTGACAACTTTATGAAAGCGGTTAGAAATAATGATGATTGGTATTTGTTCTGTCCTAATGATATTAAGAAAGCTGGTGTTAAACCCCTCCAAGAATGTTATGGTGATGAATACGAAGAAAACTACAACAAAGCAGTTCAATTAGGTCTCGGCAAAAAAGTTAAAGCCCAAGAAATTTGGTCCAAGATTATTGAATCTCAAATTGAGACTGGTGTTCCATATCTATGTTCAAAAGATAATGCTAACAAAAAGACAAACCACCAAAACATTGGTGTAATCAAACAGTCAAATCTTTGTAATGAGATTTACCAATATACTGACGAAAACACAACCGCTATTTGTACATTGTCATCAATGGTATTAAAGAACTTCATTAAAGACGGAGAATTTAACCATCAGTTGTTGTATGAAGAAACCCGTAAAGTCGTAAGAGCACTTAACAAAGTTGTGGATATTAACAACTACTCAACTGAAAAGGGTAACAAGGGTGGTCGTGAGCAAAGAGCAATTGCCATCGGAACACAAGGACTTGCCGATGTATTCTATTTGATGGACTACATCTTTACATCTGACGAGGCCAAGAAACTTAATAAAGAAATTTTTGAAACAATTTATTTTGCGGCCATCACTGAAAGTAACAGACTATGTATTGATGGTGAATATAAACCGTATGACTTTTTTGAAGGGTCACCAATGTCAAATGGAATATTTCAGTTTGATATGTGGGGACTAAAAGAAGAAGAATTATCGGGTAGATGGGATTGGAATTCATTAAAAGAAGAAGTTAAAGACTATGGTGTTTGTAACTCTTTATTCACAGCTCAAATGCCTGTCGCATCGTCTGCCAAGATTACTGGTTCATATGAAATGACAGAACCAGCTCATTCGGCTATTTTTAATAGACGTGTAGTTGGCGGTGAGATTATGATTGTCAACAAGTACTTGATTAACGATTTTGAGAAACTTGGTATTTGGTGTGAGGACCTAAAGAATGAAATTATTCTTAACGAAGGTTCAGTTCAGGGAATTAACTTTAATAATTATCTTGACCCTGAGGATAAACACTACAATAAAAAAGTTAAAAGAATTGAACACCTAATTCCAAAATACAAAACAATTTGGGAAATATCTCAGAAGGAATTGATTGAAATGGCATCTGACAGAGCTCCGTTTATTGACCAATCACAATCAATGAACATTTATATGGGTAACCCAACTCTATCTAAAATTTCATCATCTCACTTCTATGGTTGGGAAAAGGGACTCAAAACTCTTTGTTACTATGTTAGAACAAAGGCAATCTCAACGGGGGCTAAACACTTGGCAGTCGATATATCAAAAATGTCAAAACCAAATGTAACTCCTGAACCACCTAAAGTAGATTATTCAAATTTAAACTTACCACCAAAACCTGCAAATAGTGAATTTGAATGTTTTGGTTGTTCTTCATAAAATGAATCCCGAGAAATCGGGATTTTTTATTTAAGATATTTATTAATATGGCCGTATATAATGAAAATATTGAATTGTTTAAGTGTTTAGTTAGGGTTTCACATTTTACAAAAAATCCTGAAGATGATGATAAATTTCACAAAGCATATGCCTTTGCAATACAGTCAGTTGCTGGAAAAATATTGACATTTCACGTAATGACTGATTATGGTATGATGAGGTCGAGAGTCCCAATTTCTGAAATATTCATGAAAGAACCGACTAACGACATACCGTTCCACTTTAAACAACTTTGGGATTGTTTTTCTGAAAATGTAACCGTAACCACTTATGATTATTTATATGAAAAAAGGTGTCAGGTTGTTTTGAGAGACGGGTTAAAAATTTGGGCGACATATCTTATGACAGTAGATTGGTACAGAAATCCATATTCTGATGAACCCTCAGATTATAAGTGTGGACACATTTTAATTGGTGACGACGGATATCTTTTATGTCAACCCAATAATAGAATTTATTGGAAAGATTCAAATTGGGTAACAAACAAATTCCCAATAGAACCAAAAGAGATTAAAGTTGACACTGATTTACCATCAGTTGAAACTTTATCCGATAGATGGGTGGCCGAAGATGGGGATTGTTATTATTATAATATAAAATCGACCGAATAATATTTATTATAAAATATACACACAATGACATACGGTATAAATTTCCCATTCAGAGATTCTTTCAACGGAACTTATTTTGATTTATCAACAACTAATGATGAAGAGATAAGAACTGATTTGGTTCATTTATTATTAACAAGAAAAGGAACTAGGTATTTTTTACCTGATTTTGGGACAAGATTGTATGAATATTTATTTGAACCATTGGACGGCCCTACTTTTTCCGATATTGAAGCGGAAATTAGAGATACTGTATCGGAATATATACCCGGTATTACAATAACTAAAATAGATATCAAACCTGCGTCTAGTGATGATGAGGATAAAGGTTCATATATTAATGATAATGATGAAAGAGTATTTAGAGTGCCGGGAATTGGAACATTAGAACATACCGCTAAGATAAAAATTGACTATAAAATTAATAACGATGTTTTTAATGCTAGCGATTTCGTTATTATTAATATTTAAAAGTTATGGCAAATAAAAAAATATCGTATACTACAAGAGATTTTCAGTCGATTAGGACTGAATTAATAAATTTCACACAAACATATTATCCTGATTTAGTAAGTAATTTTAATGACGCTTCAGTTTTTTCTGCTTTATTAGACTTGAACGCGGCTGTTACGGATAACTTACAATTTAATATTGATAGAAGTATACAAGAAACTGTTCTTCAGTACGCACAACAAAGGTCATCAATATATAACATTGCCAGAACCTACGGTTTAAAAATTCCAGGACAGAGGCCATCTGTAGCACTAGTTGACTTTTCAATTACGGTACCGGCTTTTGGAGATAAAGAGGATTTGAGATATTGTGGTATTTTAAGAAGAGGTGCTCAAGTTAACGGAGGAGGTCAAGTTTTTGAAACAGTATACGATATTGATTTTTCATCTCCAATTAGCGGAGACGGATTTCCAAATAGATTAAAGATTCCGGTATTTGATTCGAATAATAAATTAATCAACTATACAATAGTAAAAAGAGAAACGGTTGTTAATGGTGTTACTAAAGTGTTTAAAAAAGTTGTCACACCAAATGACGTGAAACCATTTTTTGAATTGTTTTTACCTGAAAAAAATGTATTAGGTATCACAAGTGTTATACTTAAAGATGGCACTCAATATGCTAATATTCCTTCGGCTCAAGAATTTTTAAACAATGATATAAGATGGTATGAGGTTAAGGCCTTAATTGAGGACAGAGTTTTTGTAGAGGACCCAACTAAAACTTCAGATAGACCAGGTATTAAGGTTGGAAAATATGTGGTAACTAATAACAAATTTATAACTGAATATACACCTGAAGGGTTTTTAAAAATGACTTTCGGTGGAGGTAGTCAATCTGCGGATGAACAATTAAGAGAATTTGCTAGAAATGGTTATAAATTAGACCTGTACAAATACTCAAATAATTTTGCGTTAGGTAGTACCTTAAAAGCAAATACCACTATGTTTGTTCAGTATAGAATTGGGGGTGGGTCTACAAGTAACTTAGGGGTAAATGTTATAACACAAATAGGTACGGTTTCATTCTTTGTTAATGGTCCTTCAGAATCTGTAAATAATAATGTTGTAAATTCATTAAGGTGTATTAATGTTACTGCGGCTATTGGGGGAGCACCAGCACCAACTACCGAAGAGGTTAGAAATTATGTTTCATTTAACTTCGCCGCCCAAAACAGAGCGGTTACTGTTAATGACTATGAGTCAATAATAAGGACAATGCCGTCACAATATGGAGCACCTGCGAAAGTATCAATAACCGAAGAAAATAATAAGATAAAAATTAAAATGTTATCTTATGATGATTCGGGCAAATTAACTGAGATAATATCAAACACTTTGAAAAGTAATGTCGCCAATTATTTGTCAAACTACAGAATGATTAATGATTATATTTCAGTTGAAACGGCTAATGTGATTGATTTATCATTAACTATAGATGTTGTGTTAGATTCAACTCAAAACCAAGGAGTTGTAATTTCTTCTATTATAAATTTAGTTTCGGATTATTTTGACCCTACTAACATGCAAATGGGACAAAATGTTAACGTATCAGAAATACGTAGATTAATTCAAAGCGAAAATGGGGTGTTATCCATATCTGATATTTTAGTTTTTAATAAAATTGGAGGACAATATTCATCGTCACAAACATCCCAAAGATACTTAGATTCGGACACAAAACAGATTGAATTAGTGGATGACACAATATTTGCGGAACCAAATCAAATTTACCAAATTAGATTTCCAGGTAAAGATATTAATATCAGAGTTAAGAACCTTTCTACGGTTAATTTTTCTTGATAATTTATTTATCTAAATAATGGTCTATCTTTTTTTGAAAATAGCAAATAAACTATTTATAAAAAAGGTTTTTCATGTCGAATTCATACAGAATAAGAACTCAAGTTGGAGTTGATAAAGCGGTTAATGTATTATTAGAACAGGACTTTGAGGCATTAGAGATTTTATCTCTTAAAATATTACAAAGTCAGATTTACACTAGACAATGCTCCGACTATGGAGTTTTGGTCGGTAGAGTTACGGCAAACAATGGATTAGGAATACCTAATGCTAAAGTATCTATATTCATTCCGCTATCCTTAGATGATGAATTAAATCCAATTATTTCTGAGTTATATCCATACAAAACATTAAACGATTTAAATGATGAAGGATACAGGTATAATTTGTTACCATATGAAGTTTCACATGGGGGGCACACACCTACAGGGACTTTTCCATCGAGAGAGGATGTTCTATTAAATCAATCACTGATTGAGGTTTTTGACAAATATTACAAATTTACATCAAAAACTAATGAAAGTGGTGATTTTATGATTTTTGGAGTTCCGGTTGGACCACAAACGGTTCACATGGATGTTGATTTATCTGATATTGGAGAATTTTCATTATCACCACAGGATTTTATAAGATTAAATTTAGCGACTGAGCCACAATTAAATGGAACGAGATTTAGGTCATCGACTAATTTAAATGAATTACCACAAATAAAACAGTCGAACAGAACAGTTGAGGTGGTTCCTTTATGGGGACAACCTGAAATATGTTATTTGGGTATTACCAGAATTGATTTTGATTTACAACAAGAATTTGGAATTAAAATTGAACCTGCTTCTATTTTTATGGGGTCAATTTTTTCTAACGATGAAAAAAGGATAATCAAGAGAAAATGTAAAGTTGATAAAAAAATCGGTAATTTATGTTCACTCACGACAGGACCTGGAGAAATACGTTCAATTAGGCAAACTATTCAAATAGATACATTAGGTAGACCGTTACTGGAAGAGTATTCACTAGAAAACGGAGGAAAGTGTATTGACGAAAATGGGACATGGTTAATCGATATCCCAATGAATTTAGATTATGTCATTACAGATGAATTTGGTGATAGAATACTTTCTTTAGACCCGAACATTGGAGTACCAACTAAAGGAAAGTATAGGTTTAATGTTAGGTGGCAGCAACCAAATACAATAAGTGGAAAAATTATTAGAGGTAATTATTTAGTGCCAAACATTAAAGAGTGGGGTTGGACTAGTAATCCTGAAAATGACCCTGCTATTTTTAATCCTGAATCGCCAGGTTCAATTTCTGATTTTGTACTAACTTATGTTGATGCGGTCGTTGGTGTTTGTCAACCTCCTGATATTAATTTTGTAAATAGTGACTCTTATCGGCAAGTAAAATCATCTTACGCTTTTAGTATAAATTGGGATGATTATGGTGCGGGTCCCGATTCAAATTCAATGATTAGCGAGGCGATTAGATGTCAAGATAGATTTTTCGAGTTTAATCATGGTAAAGTTTATACAATTTCACAATTATTAACTGAATATAGAACCGCAAACCGAAGTGATTACAAATATTTGGCAATAAAAGATATATTAGATGATAAATGTGAGTCAACTACTAACACATTTCCTGCTAACGATGGGCAAAAAAATAACAATATATTTTATTTAATTATAACTTTAATATTAGGTATTTTAGTTTCAGGTATAGTAAAAACCGTATTAATTTTACATATATTAGTTTTAGTAGTTTGTATACTTTGGTTCGTTGTGAAGGCTTTAGAAACAATTGTATGTGGAATTGCAAATGTTTTATATACTATGGGCCAAATACCTCTTTTAGGATTTGTTTTTGACACTTTAGCAGTTCCGTTTGATATACTTTGTAATCCAATTAGTCAAGCTGCGGATAAATTAGAAAATGCATGCCGAAGCAGTAGCTTCAAAGTTCCGGCGTTTACGTATCCTGATTGTACTTTTTGCGATTGTGGGGATAGTGAGATTGGAGGTGGTGACCAAGTTGGTTTAGGAGAACTTGGTTTTCCTGAATTATTAACAGCTTTAGAGCAAGTTGGAGGAACTAGCTTATTGGCTGATTTATTCTCACCTTCGAAATGGTTATGTTCAAGAACTCCGGCTCTTGGGGAAGAAATTGTTGATACAAATATATCGGTTTATTTGGGAGGATTGGCTAGCGGGGCCCCTTATGTTCCAAATTCACCTAGTAATATTTATCACGCCCCACAAATGTTGACTATAATATCTAACGATGGGCAACCTGGAACCGATGTAAATGGGGTTGATGAGTGGAAAATATTTACAACTAGCTTACCGTTTTTTGAAAGAATGAACGTTATTAATACAAAGGCTAAATATTTCCAGAGTTCATCTAATAATCCTGGTTCAGGTTTTAATAGGATTAAAGTTAGGTTTGCGACTGACCATCCTGATAATTCTGTAAATGATTATCACCAAGACAATGTGGTAATATTACTTGTTAAATCAAATCAATTAGGTCAATTCACATCAGGTAAAATATTTACACCGGTAGAAAAAAAATATTCTCAGGATAGAAATTTAGAGGATTTGTCCTCGACTACAACACAATTTGGTAATACTGCGGTAACCGGAGAAACTTTAGGAACACCCGTATTTAATTCAGAAGGAGAAATAAGTCACTTTGAAAGAGTTGTGACGGTTAATTATACAAATCCTGTAAATGCTAATAATCAGAGTGTTACTTATACGATAACAGGTTCTACAGGAGATTTAGGGGATGGTCAAAATTTCTACAAGTTTCCGAGTGACATTGAATATTTTCAAGTCATAACAGGAGTTACAGTTTTAGATTTTTATAATTTATCAAACTTTAATTCACAAATATCAAATAGAATATTTGGTAGTTATATGGATATAGTACATGATTTATTTTTTGACGCGGCATTTGGTGCGGATTCAAATAACTCAACATTATTATACTATGACCCAGATTCTGGAGCGATATTCCCGCCAGGAGACCCATTTCCTAGTACAACATTCACACCTTTAAATTTTCTTAGATGTTTAGAAGATTCTCAAAATTTTGGAGTGGTCTTTTTGGTTAGAGGAGTTGACCCGTATAGTTCAAGACAAACATGTTCATATGATTTAAATGCATTGTTTGGGTATCCTAACTATGGTGATAATTCAGACTTGATTATTGAGGGACAGTTTAAATTAAATATACCAATTCAGGGAGGATTCAGGAATGTTAGACATGGAATTACAATGAATGATAATTCTTTACCTGATACTTATTCTAATCAATATTTATTTTACCCTTCGTATAGTTTTTCTCCTGATGAGGCAATGTACCGACAATATACAACAACGGCTACATCATATTACATTAGAGGGGATATTAGTGATGTCATAACCGGTAACGTTAACGCAATACAAGGAGGATTCCCATATGGGCTCAAAATAAATGATAATAATTGGTTCACTAGAGAATTTTTTGCAAACACTGGCGCGATTTGGACTCCAATTAATGTTGATGTTAATGGATTAATTAGTGGATGTAAATCTGTTTATCCCTCAGATTCTACTTTAAATAGTAATATTGCATTTAATCAACCTAATTCTTTTCCTGATGGAGGTGGTGGATTGACTTATAGAAATAGAGGTTATTTTAGAAATGAGGTTATTGAAGGTGCTGCTCATATGTATTTAGATGCTTCCGAATACCAACCTAGTAGAACCGCGTTGGGTCTTTGGGTGTGTGAAGTCGGAAATATTACATCAGAATATTATTCTTATTCTTATAAGTCTTCATTATCTATGTCACCTAACTCATATACTGTTAACATGACAAGCTCAAATAGAATTATTATGAGGGGTGATAGATTGCCGACAAGTAGTGTTGAGCAGTTAAATGGTAATATGTCATATGCTTTACATGCTAATCAATATTTCACTCTATTTGAAGTTGATGATAATGGGTATGTTCAATCTTCAGGTATAGGGGGTTCGGATGAAATTATTAATCCTTCTGAAATTGATTTATCAGGAAACTCTACTTTGTCTGGTGCGGGAGAAACATTTTCATGTGATGGTTTAATCCCTTTGAGATGTTATCAATATGATGAAAATACAGGTAGTTTAATAATTGCCCCACCTGATGATGATTGTTATTACAACGGACCTAACCATGAAGACACTATTTTAGAGAATGGTTGTTATAAACTTGTAACAAAACCGATTATTAGTTTATTTTTAGATTTGAGATTAATTGTTGAATGGTATGGTAGAATGAGAGTTTCAATAGCGGCCTGTCTTAATATATATGGACATATTTTTACAAACTATTGGATTAATGGGACACTATATATGTTTCCTATGAATAGTAAAGTAATTACTACTGGCCCAAATGACACACCATCAAATACAAAATATCCTTGTTTATGTCCCGATGTTGTTTTTATAAATTTCGATAACAATTATATTTATTATCGTTCCGCACCATATCAAAATAATGTTGGATTTATTGGTAAAGCAAGTCCAACAAATTTTGGAAGTGGCTCGAATTCTAAAAAACCTAATTATAAAAACTTATTGTTTCCGACTACAGTAATTGATTTGGGTCCTAGAACAAAATATAGTGAGGAGTTAATCCAAAGTGATGAATACCAAGGATATATCGTTAATAAACTAAATCATACATCATTTCAGGATGTCTCTGATTTATTAAATCAATTTATTTTAGGTAGGTTAATTAGTCAATCTTTAATTGGTGAAATTTTAGCACAGGCCGGCCCCATACTTCTTTCAACAATACCCGGAGTTGGCACTGCCGCTGCTTCGGTAACTAGTGTTGTGTTAGACCCTGTTAGACGAATGTTTTCTCGTGGGTATAATAAAGTTGATGGAGATTATGCACAAATGCTTGCAATAAATTCACAAATGGGAGTTTTCAATTACGACGAAGATGAATATTTTGACCCGGAACCAAATGCAATTCCGGCGGCACCTAATGGGTATGTTTATTTGAACCCGTCTAGTTCAAAGTTTAACGTCTTTGGAGTTTTTTATAAACAAGATTTTGAATTTAGAGATTGGTTATCACCTCATAGATTTTTAACAAGTTCGAGTGGTGGCACATATAATGATTGTACCTATGAAAATTTACCAATATTTACACAAACAGTTCCTTTTTATCAATGGTATATTATTGAAAATAGAGGTAAAGACGAGACCCCCGACCCGGATAGTATTTTTGGAGACCAAAGAAATGATTGGTGGACAAATGCTGACTACTTTTTTACATCCCCATATCAAGGAATGGATAGGTTAAATTCTGGTTTTATGCAACCGGTTGATGATTCTGTATATGGATTTCATGGTGGTTATATATACAATGTGGTTTCAGGAGAAATAAGTGCATATCCACCAACCGCTGGAGGAGTGTATGATATACAGAGTGTTGAATTTAAACCTGATTATAGTCTTAATACTCAGAATTATACTGGAAGAATTATTACTCCTTCTGGACCTTATTATTTTTATTTTGGTTTAAATAGAGGTAACAGTGCCTTTGATAGATTTTTAACTAAATGGGTTTCTACAGATAAAATTGAACTTTAATGGGTAATAATAAAGAAATAAGATTAGTTTTAGGGTCATTAAGATATAAATCGGCGACTAATTCCGATTTAGGTTTTAAAATACCTTTTGTACAGAGTACAAAACAGATTGTTGAATATGATAAAAATATTGATTTGAATTTACAACAATTATTTGATAACGAGAGACAAAAATCAACTAATTTTAGACCAAGTTCAAAATTTTTATTTGTTTTTAAAAACGCATATACTGGAACATCAACTTATGAACCATTTAGAAATAATTTATATTATATTAACGCTCAAAGCGATGCTTCAAACTTTTGTGCGACAGGTAACGCTTCATGGGCAGGGTTTCCTCAGTACACCGAATTTGATTTTATAAGAAACGATTATAATATATCAGGATATACGCAACCCGATTCATCAATTCCGCCTAATTATCATTTAAGATTTCAAACATTAAGTGCTAATTCATATAATTGGACTTTTTATGTTAGTTATGCGTTTGAAAATAACTATAATAAAGCCCTTAGTGCTGTTATTTCCGATAAAGGAATAAAATATACTTTAAATTGGAATTCAGGAGATGGTATACCATTTGTTATAAGACTTACAGATGAGGGTGGTAAAGGACTTGTTTCATTTGTTTGTCCATTTAAACATGGTTTAAATGTGGGTGAGTACGTAACACTAAATTTTAATTACAGTACAACTACAGGTCCCACGAATACATTTCAAGTTTATTCAGTGGGTGATGGATTGTTTAATACCGATGGTTACATTTTTAACGTATTGAATCCTGGATTTTTAGGGACCTCCTTCAATGAAGGAACTACTGGAACCGCAAAACGAGTAATATTAGATACTAATTTAACTGAAACCACTTCAAAATATTATATAAGGAGAAATAAAATTTTAACAAATCCTAATGACGCTATAATCGCTAAAGCAGGATTCGAAGAAAATGTGTTTAAAAATAATTCAAAACTAGAAAGAAAAACTTTAACTCCTAATAACATTAAAAGATTTTCAATTAAAGAGGGTTCTCAATCTTTCACACTTAGTTTTAATGAAGATATCAATATATCAAATTTAACTGATAATCAAAAAAGACCTGTTTCTGAATTATTTTATACTGTAATTTGGAGAGGTTATTTCGGATGGATGAATGAGGTTAAAACCGGATATGAATTTAATTTACCATTAGACCCAGTAACCAAAATACCGACTACGTGGTGGTCTTCGTCTAATTCTAACTCAAATTTATCTACTAATTCATATATGAATTTATCTCCTTATGGAATCAATCCTGCCGGAGTTCCTTATAATTTTATTTATACAGAGCCATTGAGTGTTGGAGATACTATTGATGGGGATTTATGTGAGTGGAATGATTATGAACAAACGGAAAGAGTTATCTCTAGTATATATCATAAACTAACGTTCAACCAAAATAATTTTTCAGTTTCAGTTTTTATTGACCAAGAAAATTATTACCATCCTGGTTATTATTATAATCCCTTACATAATATCAGAATTAGAGCTTTCTCAGATTATATAGAGGAAAGTGAGGTGACTAATGTAGAAGGGATTCCTAATTGGGCATATTTTTCCGAAAACAGAAATTTATTTATTTGGAGAGATATATACGAATATGGATATATTGATTCTGATGGAATTGGAGTTGACCAACCATTCCTAAATGGAAAACATCATCCATTTAAAAATATAATTTTTAGATTGATACCTGAAGGTACAAACTATTTACTATTAAATAATGTAGCTGACCCAATAATAGACCCTTGTGAATAATAATTATAGATTCATATTATCCGAAAATAACCAATCAATTGACATACCAATTGAGATTAAATGGGATTTTAATGGACATGACAATAGTATTGAAATTTATGAAAATGAGGTAGTGGAAGAAATAGTAGGGTTACCTAAAGACTATGAAATATCTAGATTTGCGCATGATTATTATGGACCAGATAACCAAAGTTCTTTAGAATATCAATTCTATTTTTTCAATGGGACTGCGGTTGACATACCGACCTCGGTAAGTACTGATTGGATAATGAGTTATCAACAAGCCGGATTTTCAATTGAGGAATTATATTATCAAACAAAACCAATTACAAAATCTTTTTTTAAAATTGATTTCTATGATAGCACTGATAGTATCAAACAAAAAAATTATTTCACTATTATTTTTTCATCAAATTCAACAAAACGAGAATCTGTAATTTTAAACACAATTTTAAATTTAGTGGTGGACGTAATTACACCTAACTTCACATTAGATTATATTATAAGTAAAGAAGGGTTTTTTATTTATTGGTTAAGAGATAAATCCATTGTTAATTTATCTGAGTTTTATATGAGTGTAAAATTTTTTGACGCTAAAAATGGGGTATTTGTTAGAATGATGACCACACCTCAGTCTGAATTGACAGGGGTAAAGTTTTTATTTAAACAGGAACTCTATTTTTATAGAAAGGTGGTTTTGGATTACACAAATTTTACTTATAAAATTTATGACGTGATTAATAATTCTAGAGTTGGAAATGGAACTCCATTAACGTGGTATGAATATGTAAATCCTCCTAAAACATAATGCAAAATAGAACTTATTACATAAAAATTTCACCTGAATTTATAAAAAATGATATTTTTGGTGTGACATATGTTGAGGATGAGTATTCTAATATTACAACACTTGACCCATGTTGTGATGTAAGTTTGGAAAATACCGGTGTAATAACAGGGACTACATTTGTTTATTCATCAATGACACAAATTTTGTCAGGAGGAACAAACGGAGAATCATTATTAACTGATTTAACAATACCTATTTTTCTGAGCGAAAATACCGTTGATGTCGGGTATTATTCTGTATTTGATGGTGCGGTAACTCAAAAAGATACCATGTTGAATTTTTTATTTACCGGAGATACATCTACACCTAACATTGTTTACTTCTTTAATACATCAGACAAGGAATTTAAAAAATATTTAGAATTTTCTAATTATTACGTTGATTGGGGGGATGGGAGTTCTGTATTAACAGTTACCACTGTTTCGCCTAATTTTTATACACATACTTATTCTTCAAATGGTACGTATACCATATCTATGTCAGGTTTAAGTCCATGGGGTTATAATGTTATAAAAAAAGATATTACAATACCTATTACCGATATCATTATTAATGACCCATATGGTACTGCGTATTTTATTCCTGATGGAGGTAGTTGGTCTGCGACACCAATTCAGTATAATTATATTTTTTCAGGAGATGCGATTTGTGAAACAACTGTACCCTGTTGTGAATTTACATCAATCCCATTTGTGGTTACTGGATATACACAATCTACTTTGAACGATTTAACACAATATGGACCAAAAGGGGACCCTAGTAAATTAGGTGGTAGATTTAAATCGAATGTTTTTGTAACTGGGTCATCAGGGGCTCAAGGGATTGTTTATACTCCATCCCCTAATTCATTATTTACCGCATATACGGTAAATGACATTGATTATTATGATTATGCTGATGGAACCACAATATTTGTTGTACAGTCATCAGGATGTTCTGATTTATATTGTTCTGCGATAACCAAGAATGAAGTTTTATTAAACGTTGTGTTTGAACCCGAAGTACAAAGTAATATATTCATTGAAAGAGGAAAAAATTCGGCATTAGAAAGAATCCAAAGGTTGGGTGAAATCAATAATATGGGGGACTTAATTAATTATGGATACGGATTCTTTAATATCGTAGAAATATAAAACACAAAAAAAGGTATTTATAATAAAGTTTAATAATTTTCTAATAAAATGGCTACAGGTACTTATGGAACTATACGACCCGCGGATGTCTCACCAGAAGATGTTGAAATAATTTTGAATTATACACCGTCAAGAGATGAAACGAGTAACTTTCTTTTAACTAAATTAGATGCTCCGTCCATACTGAGACCGTATTTCAATAATGAGAATACTGGTGGAAATCCTGATGTCGAAATTTTGGGTGGTTTATATAATTTAAAACTACCGGCAGATGTGTTTAATCGTATTGGGATTTATACTTTAATGGTTAGACCTGCTCAAATAAGAACAACAATTTTAGATTGTGGTGTGTTATCCGCTTTACCAAACGTAAGAGGACTTGTTATTGATTTGAATTCGGTACCATCACAATATAGAAACAAATTTATAAATCAGGGTCTTGTTGGATTTAGAGTGGAATATTTAAATTCAGATGGAACTAAAATACCCAATTTTTTTAGAATTATAACTTCTTCATTCTTTTGTGAACCAGTTGTTCAAAATCTAACCAATACATCGGCAAAGGCGATTAGATATCGATATACCGATAATAATACAAATATAATTTTTTGCACATTATCACCTTCTTCCTCACCATCTAACAAACCAAATGCGATACCTTACATAGGACAACCAAATCAAGATATAATAATCACAAATACATTTTTTAACCCAATAACCCTTGATATCGAGATTGCCGAACATGATTTCTCAACCATAGCAATTGCACTATTTGGAAATCAAACCAAGTCAATTGATGACGGAATTTATACAATGTACGACACTCAAAATAACATTTACAGACAATATAATTTATACGAAGTTAGAGACCAATTTAATAATTTATTATATGAAGTTAGACAAGATAGAGGTAACAATATCGACTTCAGTAAGAACTTTACAAATATAATTTCTTAATGGCGATAAAAAAATTTATCTGTCCGCCGACACCGGCATCGGGCAGTGGGACATTCTCAGATGATTTAGTTGGATTTCAATTAGTCCAAGGAGGAGGTCTTACGCAAGGTAATTTTCAATTTACAAACGCTGTTACAGAAAAAGTAGATAGAACATTTTACACAGGTGTTTTTTCAGACCCAATCAATTTAGAAAATTTGGGCATCGTAACCGTAGAACAGTCGAAATTAATTTTTGAGAATAATTTTAAAGTATATCCAAATTTTGATTTAACTCAGATAAATAATTTTGTTCAATACGGGTCAATGTCGAAAAGAATTTCTACATCCGTTACAAAAATTATTAGTTATTTCCCCGCAGCAATTGAATCCCATAAAATGGGTTTAAATTATAAAACAGGGGCGACCGCTACAAATATTGTGTATGACATAGTTCAGGGAATAACAACATTTAATTTAGATATAGCAAGATTAAGAAATCCATTTGATGTTGATTTCACAGTAAATTCGACAAGAAATCTTTCATTAAAAGACATCGAGGTTTCTGTTCTTAGAAATTTAACATTAGAATTTTCTAAGTATTCATTATATTATGAAGGTGAAGGATATGAATTATCAAGTATTGTACCTACTAACTCTTTAACTAGTGGTATTTTAACTGTAACCGTTAAAGGAAATCCATTCTCAGGAGAAAGTGTTGTTTATAACACTTTGGTTATTAGACCAAATGATTATGAAGTTAATAAAGTTTACAATGAGGATTTTGATGAGGTTGAGAATTTTTTATTAAATAGAAATCAAACTCCAAAATATACTTGTTCATTTAGAAGTCCAAAAGAGGCGGATGACGGAACTTTCTTCATAACAAATGTAACTGCAACATGGCCCTCAAACGGAGTATGGAATTTAGATATATATACTGCGAATTTTGATAACTATTTGGTTCAATTAGATGAAATAAGTCAAAATTTTGACTCATTTAAATCAAACTTAATATCCCGTTTTTTAACAACAGGCGCCTTCAAAGACTTTGATACGATAGGTCAAAAAATGGAAAAGGTTTTACAAATTTATGGACGTAGTTTTGATGAAACAAATATGTTCATAAATGCGTTGGCTTTTATGAATTCTGTAAATTATACGGTTAAGAATGATATACCATCACAACTGTTAAAAAATTTAGCTCAAACTTTAGGTTGGGCAACGAATATATCTCCGATAACAAATGAGGACTTTTTATCATCTGTTTTTGGACAAAAAAATAGTGGTCCGTCTGATTTCACGGGAGTTGCGGTAAAAACAACTCCAGATGAATTAAATTATCAATATTATAGAAATCTCGTATTAAATTCGGCTTACTTATTTAAATCTAAGGGGACAAGAAAGTCAATTGAGAATTTATTAAGATTAATTGGGGCACCTGATGCTTTGGTTGAATTTAATGAATATGTGTATGTTGCGGACCAAAAAATAAATATGTCCCAATTTAACACACAATACCTACAAATATCAGGGGGGACATATATTAATGAAACTGCGGTTTTAGACCCAACAAATGTCTTTTCTATTTTTGGAACAACTTATACGGGTTACACAACATCATTAGTCATTAAGGATGTTAATGTGTTAAGAGAAGAGTATCCAATGGATGATGAAGGGTATCCAACAACTCCCGAGGACAATGAAAATTTCTATTTTCAAATAGGTTCGGGTTGGTTTGAATCAACACCACAACATAGGTCACCTGAGCAAGTTGATTTAACAAATAGTGTTTTTACGGGACAGAATCCAAATTATCAAACATCATTAACTCCATTCACATATGGTCAAATTTATTTGAATCGATTCAGAAATTTCCCATTTATGAACTTGGGATACGAATTGACATCGATTGTTGATAATAATAAAAGTTGGACTAATGATGAAGTTGGACAAAGAATAAACATTGATGGGTCTTTTAACGCTCGATATGTTGTTGAGGATGATAGACTTGTTTTGAATGTGAAAAACATTGATGTATTCTTAAATCCAGGACAGGCCTTGTTATATGATGTTTGGTACATGTCAAGACAATACAATTATCCTATACCAAATCAAGGATTATTCTACCAAAGACCAACAAGGTGTAATCCAAATCCAAACATTGAATATCCATATAGAGGCGGAGTCGATTGGACAGAGATAAATCCTCAACCAAAAAGAAAATCGTTTTTTGAATTTGCTCAAACATTTTGGCACAACACCATCAATGTTAGAAATAGACAATTCCAAACCGACGGTAAAACTGGAGGTTATCCAACTTTACAGTCAATATTTTGGAAATATCTAAATTCAAATAAAAAAACAGATACTTCTAGATACAACGGAACATCATGTTCTCAGGTTTATTCGGATATTGATGATGGAATTGGAGTTACCAATAATAATTTCAATTATCAAAATATGATTGAATATGTTAATGGTTTAGGTGATTATTGGATAAGACTTGTTGAACAAATGGTTCCGGCAACCACTATTTGGAACACAGGGGTTAAATATGAAAATTCGATATTTCATAGACAGAAATTTGTTTGGAGAAGACAGGCGGGGTGTAATTTAGTTCCTGCCAGATGTAATCCTTGTCAGACTACTGCGAGTATATTCCCTTATGATTGTGCGTCATTTTCAACAACATGTCCAATTTTCCCGTGGAGTACTGACATCAGAGATTTTGGAGGGGTTTTACAAAATGTTATTACAAATTATTTAAATAATAACAGTAATTTATCTTTAAATAATTGTCAATTTAATTCGGTGGTTAGCCAATGGTTTGTGGAAATTTTAATAAATGAAGAAATACAAACTTATTTACAATTCTTTGATGGTGTTGGTGTATACACTTTGGGACTAAGTTATCCTTCTGAGGAACAATGGGTAAATTCGATAACCAGTGCATTGGATAGTTTAGAAAATTTGGGATTCAATTATTATTTTACTAACGAAGATGAAGTTGTAATATATAGTTCAAGTTGTTCTTTTGAAGAATCTTCCTCAAATATAAAAATAAATGTAGGTATAAATTTTAATATAGTTTGTAGTTAATGGCTTCTTTATGTGGTTTATCATATCAAACTCAGATTAGTGGAGATTGTTCCAATAACGGGTCAGGTGCGTTTAGTGTTTTTATAACAGGTAATGCCCCTGATTATACAATTCAATTTATAAGTCCTAATTCTGATGTTTTTTATTTGGGTAATGGTGTTACCTCTTATACTTTTAACGCTTTAACTGCGGGTACTTATGTATTTGAAATTATAGACTCATGTCAATCTGCGACTACGCCTACTTTGGCGTCTGTTTTTATATCTAGCGGAACAACAGTTACATGTATTGATTTACAAAATACAACATATGATTTAGATAATGGTGCTATCACGGCTCAAACTGAAAATTTGTATAATATATCAAATTTTTACCTTTATGATTATGATTATGGATTTATAAGTTCGGGTAGTTCTGAAAATAATAATTTTATTTTTGGAGGTTTGTCGGCGGCAACATATTATGTTATTGCCGATGATGGGGGAGGATGTACAGGTCAATCCGAGACTGTTATAGTAAAAAGTTCGGATACATTTGATTATGGATTTTATGTGGTAAATGATTCACCGTGTATTAAATATAGTGGGAAAATTTTTGTAACTGGATTAACAGGTAACGGACCTTATTCCTATCTTTGGAGTAACGGGGAAACAACATCTTATATTACTGGACTGACAAATGGTATATATTCAGTACAAGTTACGGACAGTAATTTAATACAAATAACTAAGAGTACTCAAGTAGGAATAAATAATAATTTAACTTTTGTAGGTACTGAAATAATTTCACCAAGTTGTTTCAACAATGACGGGTCTCTTAACTTCATTATCAATGGAGGAACTCCACCCTACAATTATCAACTATCCAACGGGTTTTCTAATGTTTCATATCTTGACTACATTACTTTAGTCAATTTAGGAAACGGTAAATACACCATGACTGTGATTGACGCTGGTTTATGTACGTTAAAACAAGATTTTAGTTTAACGCCTGTTTTAGGGTTTAGTGTTGAAAGTATTAGTATAAAAAATACAACTTGTTCATCCAATCAAGGGGAGATTAATGTTAGTTTAAATGGTGGGTCACCTGACTATATATTTGACTTAATAGATACTTCAGGTAATAGAACAACATATCGTAGTCAAAGACCTTCTATAACAATTTCTAATTTATCTGCGGGAAATTATATTTTGGAAATATATAATACAGGACCATGTATTTTTAGTGAAGAAATAATCATAAATACAATAAATTCTTTTGAAATTGTTACTTCAGTTTTTGAAGGTAATTGTATTAATGAGAATGCGTATGTGGAGGTTGAAGTTATAGGAAATGGAGTCCCTCCGTTTACATATCAAATTAATGGTCAACCAAACATAGTAAAGTCTGAAAATTTTCATATTTTTGAAAATATACCATATGGGGATTATTTGGTTTCAGTAATTGATGGTTCAGGATGCATTCAAAATGAAAATATAAGTATACTTGATACCGAAAAAATAAGTTTTAGTTTAAAAATTGAACCAAGTGTAAATTCAAATGGTAAGGCTGAAATTTATATTACAAAAGGAAAACCTCCATATAGTATTTATTGGAATTATAGTGAAATTTTAACAACCGGATTAACATTTAGTAATCTATCCGCTGGTACATATAATGTTAGAATTACTGATGATAATGGATGTACCCAAACAAGAAATTTTGTGATACCTGGAACAACATTGATAAATTCTTACCAAGTATATAATGTTTGCGATAATGATTTGGTAAATTCTGGACAAATAGTTAAACGAGGACTCCAACAAATGTTGAATGAGGGTTTCTATGATTTAACTTATCAAGATAATAATTGTTCTCTGAATCAATCTATTTTTTCTGTTGTTATAGAAGTTAGTGGATTAACTTATCAAGAAGAATTTTTCACAGGTAATACTATGTCTGAATATCCATCCGACAATGTTTTTTATAATGTAGTTGAAAATATTTTACTTAGTATTGATGGTATAGAAAATGTTACCTTTAATTCAAATCAGAATCAAATTGTAATAAATACAGGATGTGAAAATCAAAATATTTCACTAATAGATTCCGAAATAATAATATCGGTATTAATAGAATATGATATATCATGTTCAAGTTGTGGTGGGGCTTCAGTTGAACCATCCTTTCCGTTAATATCGTCTACTGAAAAATTATTTGCCTTGAATATAAATAATAATGAATATATAGAATTACCTAAACCAATTGATTTTATAACTTCATTGGGAGTTACCATTGATAGTTCTGTGACAAAATTATGGGTATTGGATGAAAGTGGGTTAATAATATTTGAATATGATATCATTTCTATGATACCATTTAACATTGAATTAAATAGAGGTATAAATTTGTCAACACAAGTAAGTAGAGGATTGATTTGGTTGAATTCAACTACTCTGTTGACGGG